AGATGTTTTCTTGCAGCACCAAATCGTCCAGCGACCGAATGCAATCGCCTTTCATATATTTTGGTTTACTCATTTCCTTTTCTCCCATTCCAATCCGCCGAACATAGTCGTTTGCTCCATGTCCGGTTCCTTTTTCTGCGCCGCCCTCCGTTTCTCAACCGGCCTGTACTCCCGTTCTGGGTTAAGAACGTCTATCGAGCAAAATTCGAAGTGTGGGCAGCGGTTCAGCCGCGTTATCTGACGGTCAGTTCGAATTTCGTCTTTTGGCTCGCACCAAATCATGTCATCATCTTGAAGAAAAGCATTTGTGCAGTAGCGGCAGTATTGCTTCATGCTGTGCCCCGTCACTTGAAAATGACCATTGCGCTGTAATATACAGCACCAAGTTGGTAGGCCGAGCACGAATATTGGATTTCGATGTTTTCTCCCTCGTGCAACTTGAGGAATTTGTTTAACGCATTTTCAAGACGTTCCGCATCTCTATAGGTGAAAATTTCAACTCTCATTTCTTCTCCTTTTTGTTCAGCAGATAATCGGCGCGTAGCGCCCGCGCAAATCCGTTGTCCGGTGACTTCCCATTATGGCTTGGTGTTTTGTCAAGTGCCTTTCTACACAATGCCAAACATCGCTCGCAGACTGCATAACCTATGACTGGTGGGTTCTTCCCACACTTTTTACATAGCGTCACGCCGTCCATAAGAACTTTGGGGGTAGTGCCGTTCCGCCACTTATGTTCGTTCGACGCCCGCCGTGATTTCATGGCGCATTCGCCGCACGTCCGGTATCCGGGTCGTGGAGGACGCTTCCCGCATTTTGTGCATAAACCTTCTGCAGCTCGACGTTTCGCGCGCTTCGAAACATACTCAGTTTGGTGTTCTACCCACTGTTTTTTCCTTGGGTATGTTTTCTTCACATAGTCATTGATGCAATCCGGATACGGGCAGTTAAAGCAGTCATTTTTCTTGCATTCCATGTTGTTCAACCCTTGCTATCACAGCTTGACACTTCCCTAATGGGATGCCAATCGGTTCTTTACTCCATACAGGGAATCGCATGACGGTAAGACCTCGGCTAAGTTGTTCTGGAACCACACACAAATGTGCCTGAATTTCGAGCCGTACTGTACCGTCTTCATTTTTGGACGTAGATACCCAGTCATTTGGAATGTCCCTATTCAGTTCAAATTCACACGTCTCTCCGGTCATGCGTCCGTTGAGCGAAGTCGCATCGGTGTTGAACTTTGAAAAGGCAAGCGCCATGAATCGGGAAGCAGCATCGCGCTGTGGAAGAGTATCGCGGCAGTTTTGAACATCTGACCACGCGAAGATTCCAGTTTTGTCCGCAAATGCTATCCTGTTCATTTCGTTGCCCCTCCATCCCACAGGAGCGGTTTTCCTTCAGCGTCGACCATCACGCAAATGCCACCGTCACCGAGCCGACGCAGATACATCACGTTTGTTTCGGTATCGACGTACACGATAAGAGCGGAATAATTGTCTTTGATGACCCGTTGAAATCGTTGCTGACTGTGTTCTACTACGGTTTCTGTTTTGGTGGCGTTCTTATCACATTCACCTGCCACCACAAACTCGACCACTAGCGATGCTATAAGCAATATCACAAGCAGACTGAGTGTCCGTGCGAAAAACTTTTCACTGAGTTTCATGCAGATTCCTCCTGATCGTAGATCGTGCCGCACCGATGAAGTTCATTCTGGTCGTATACCACAATGTTCGTGGTAAACCGTCTGTCTGCGCAGTCACGGATGATAAACGATGGGTCAACCACATCAAACTCAACAGAGTACCGATGTGTAGAACTCTTGACACTCAAGATGTCACCCTCGAAGATCTTCTCCCCGTCCCCGTCAACAAGCCCGATGTACTGCCCGATAGTTTCCGGAATGACCTCCACGGCTTTATTGAACGGCTCCCCATTATCGATGAAGAATTTCCCTTCACACGCGCACCCCGTGTCATTCGCGCGGCCAATCAGATAGCCATATACCCACTTGCCATTGTTTACCGACTTGCCCCTGAACGTAATTTCTCGCAACTGTTTTTCCTCCTATTGTCGTTTCACACTTCTACGCATTCGTTCTCACGAATGTTGACCCGATGCCCATTGACCTGAATGACATATCCGATTTGTTTGATGCCCGCATACCCGGCATACCGTTCCGCACGATACAACGCCCCAACTTCCGGCCGAAACTCCGGGAACAGGTCAATCTTCTTTGTGATTTGAATGTTGCAATCCGTGTGCGGCAGCGCCCCTGGCCTTTTGGTTTCATTGCTTGACGGAAGCTGGCCGTGGCACCCATGCGCTACTCGCCACTTTGCTGCACACTCGCAGGAGCAAAACTTATGCTGGTATCCTTTCGGCCTGTATCTTTGCATCCGCCGCACTTTCTTCCCGCACCAGTCGCAGTTAAAAAATTCCCATGCCATATCTCACCGCCGCCTTTCCTTTGAGAAAATCTCAAACGATGTCAGCGAATCCCCTGCCTTGATCTGCCCTTTGCAGAATATCCGCAGATACCCGCACGGCAGACAGTCTATCGACCACGCCGGCAGCGCCATCTTCCGATAATCACACGGTTCCATCCACTCTCCATGTCCGCCATGTCCTTCCAAATCTAATGTTTCTGACGCACCAGACAGCCGCACGACCGGCTCAGGTCCCACACATCCTACAAAGTCCATCCGCCCCCATGTTTCACGTCCCAAACTGTCCTCCATTGGAATGATGACCAGACTATCAAACGCAGGTTCTTTACTGTCAAAACGTTCCCGTCCCGGAACTTTCTCGAAATCTTCCTTGCGCATTTTTCGAATGTCCATTGATTTATCGCCCCCTCTATTTTTCATCATACTCATGCCAACAAATGTTTTTTTACATTCTTATGTCAACCCATCCATTTACGCATACCATCCCGCCGCACGCCGCCCATCAGCCGATGCACACTTGATTCATACCCATGCAATATGTGCCCCATGTCCGTAGGACACCCGATATGTTGCCGTAAGGCAACCGCGCAAATTTTATTTTTGAGGTATGCCCCATATCCGTTCCAAAATTTTAACTCAGGTTTGGAAAATACCCCCCTCCCCCATGTCTATTCAGGCAAAAAGAAAGCGCCGGCCATAGCCGACGTCGCAAAAACATATTCAGGCGTATATGGAATCCATTTTATCCCACCGGTTGCACCATTCCACACTTGCATCATGGATGCGGCGATACCTCCATTCAACCACTACGCCCGTTTTTGGTGTCGTTTCGCGGAACATGGTCAGAGGGGGAAGTGCTTAGTGCGTTCTCCGATTTTAGGCGCGTCCTGGTCTTGTAAAATGGGGGGTGGTCTTTCATTTTGACACGGTTCTTGCATTTTGGGGTGCATGTCGTTTACATTATGCCCTATAAAGTAAACGACATCGCCCCATTTTTGCAAGTTTATATTCGTTTTCTTGCAAGTTTCCGAACCTTTCACGATTTTTTGAGTGACACGCCCGGCCTGCTGCGGCTTGCCGTTGGTGTGCAATGGGGCGCGGGTGGAGATTTTGCCGATTGTTTCCGCCTGAACAGAGCGAAGCCGGGAACACTTTCCCCGCGCGGCTGTTGTGGTGTGCTGTAAGTAGCTGTTGGCTGGTGTTTGCTTGGCTTGCGGCGCGTTGCCTTCTAGTTGGCAGGGATGAGCGGCAGGGGCTGGCGGTGGGTTGGATGTTGGTATATGGGACTATAGAATAGAGTGTAATACTCGCCCGCGCAATTAACACACGCGCACGCACGCGACGCGCACGCATACGCGCACGCGCGCGCGATATAATATGGAGTGACTGCGGGAGTGTGTGCGGGGCGTGTAGAGGCTGTGCGGGGCTGCTGGGGCGGCGCTTGGGCTTGTGGTGGTGCTGGTGGTTGGCTAGGGGCTGCGGGGGGGGCCTTGGCAGGCGGTTAAGCCTGCGCAAGGTAGCGGGCGCGGATCTTATCAATTCGGCGCTGTATTGCGCTCTTGCTCATGCCAAGGGCGGCGGCAATGGTGCGGACGGTGTGCCCGTTGGCAAGTGCTCGGATGATCGCGCGGTCGATGTTGTCAGCGGCTGCGGCCTCGATGGCGGCGCGGGTGGTGGCTACGTCTTCGGGGCTGCTGACGGGGGCGGCTGTGACGCTCGGCAGGATGTCAAGCGGTGTCTGTGTGTAGTCGTCGCCGTCCGCGTCGGCGGTGCTTGTGAGTTGGCAGCAGTTGGACGCGTGCCGGTACTCTGCGCGGCTAATGATGTGCGCGGACTGGGTGCAGGCGGCGTACAGGATATGGGACAGCGGGCGCGGCTCGTCGCTCTGTTCGTTGCGCGTGAGGGCGGGAGCGACGCGGGGCCATGCGTCAGCGGCTACGGTCTGCGCGTCGTCTGGGTGCTTGATCCACTCCGTATCGGCTGCGCGTCCGGTGGCCTCGGCGCGGTGCTTGACGGTCCACGCCATTTTTTGCAAGGCGGTGTACTGTTCCTCGCCGCTCATGTTCTCCCACTCGCGGCGGGCTGCTGTGGCGGCTTGGGCGGCTCTGTGCGCCTCTTTGAGACAGACGGCAAACTGTGCGCGGCTGCGCGTCTCCGGGAACTCCGCGACGGTGGCGCGGTACAAGCTCCACGCCTGCCGCATGATCTGTGATTTACTCATTGTGTTGATCTCCTTTTTCGTTTTATTTGATGGGGCGGGGCCGCTTTGGTGCCCGGTGCGGCTCTGCTAAGGTATCCGGGGAAGCTGGTAGTGCGTCAGCCTGCCGGGGTTGCGTCGATTACTGCGGGACCGTCAAACGTCAGCTGCACGCGGTCGCCGCTGCGGTAGTCTCCGGCGTCGGTGTACCATGTCCAGCACTCGCCGTGCGCGTCCTCGCCTGTAACCGCGTCCGTGTCGGCGCTGACGCGCTCCACTGCTACGATTTGGGCCGGGGTGGTGTCTGTGGTCGGCCGCCCCTGCTTGGTGCTTGTGCAGGCGGTCAGGGCGGCCAGAAGGGCCGCTACGCCTGTGATGATCTGTATCCGTTTCATGCGTTGCTCTCCTCTTCGTTGTCGGCCAGGTATGCGGCGGGGTTGGCCGCTACGGCCTTTATAGCGCGGTTTACTGCGGCTTTGCGGTATCTCCTGTCTGTATCGCTTCCCCAACGGTGCGATTCGCAGTGGCCATTGATCTGCTCGATGTGGTCAAAATTCAGGTGGTTTCGCTCCATGCAGGCGCGGGCCATAGCCGGGCACCACTCGCCGAAGGTTTCGAGCGCGTGCCGCTCGTCGGCGTTGATGTGCAACAAGGGCAGGCGGTGCGCCTGCTGGTTGGTGGTGGTGCTCATGCTCTCACCTCGGCAACGGTGAATTCTCCGGCCCATGCGCGGATGATCGATCCGGCCTCGGTCACGGCGGTGATCCAGCCGCTGACGTTCGCGGCCTTGCGGCAGCGGATGACGTGCCCGCGTCCGGCGTTGTAGTCGATTCGCAGGCCCTCGGCGGCTGCGGCGCAGATCTCTTCGGGCGTGTGCCACTGCGGGCGGTCCGTGGGACTAATGTTGATCGGTAGCATGATATTCTCCTTTCAGTTCTCGGTGAAGTACCGGCGCAAGGTGGAATCTTCCGGGCTTTCTGAATCCAGCCACGCATTAAACGCGCTGGGGTTGCGCTTTTCGAGTTCGTCCATGATCCAGCCGCGCGTGATCGCGGTTTCCGGTGATGTGCTGAGAAATTCCGTTGTTTCCCACGCTTTTAAAAGCTGTTCGTTCGTCAGTTTGGCGATGATTGCCGGAGCTGGTGCGGTTTCGTGTTTCACGGTGTAGGCTCCTTTCAGGTTGTCCCGGCGGCGTGTGCCGCCGGGGTGGTTGGTGATTAAATGATGTACAGCGTGCCGTTAAGCTCGACGCTCACGGCCTCTTGGGCCATGTCCTGCTTGATCTGCTGGGCCAGCGTCAGCACGTCGGGCAGGTGCTCGCGGAGCTGGTCGGCGGTGCAGGCGGCGTATACGATGGTCGTGGCCTCGCGGACCATTCCGGCGGTATAGCTGATCCAGTATCCCGCGCTTTGCTGGGCCGTTGCGCCGCCGAACCAGCCGCAAAACTCGCGGGCGACGCGTTCAACCTGCGCGGCGTTGTCGGTGGGCTTGTCGGTGTCCGTGGTGCTGGGCACGTACAGAGCGACGCGCTGCGGGAGCTCCAGCGCGCCCGCCTGCTTCATGATCTCGGCGGGCTCCTGGGCTTCCTGCGGCTCGGTGATCTCCTCGGCGTGGATGTCGTAGAGGTGGGCACATCCGTTTGTAAAGCTCTTGAGGACTGCGCCGGTCATTGTCTCGGTCTTGGCGCTTCCGTCCCACTTGTCGACGGTGTGGACGGTGTAGCGGGCGTTATCTTTCAGCTCGCCGATTTTGTAGTTGTATGCCATGATGTTTTTCTCCTTTCCCTTGCGGGGCGTTCGTTGTTTCATTTGATAGCTTGATTATATATTCGATTAACTGTATTGTCAAAATGGCCGTTTTGTTGTGATTAACCGTATTTTATATATGTGATTAACTGTATTTTATGCTGAAAAGTTCGTATTTGTACCACTTTCGGGAGTTTCTGATGGTTAATCACATATTTTGTGAAATTTTCAACAAATGTTAATCGTATATTTTGTACATTTTGCCGATGGTACAAAACAGCCCGCGCCGGTAGAATAAAAGGCAGGAAGCAAACGAAAGCGAGGTATACATTAAATGCCGATTGCAAAGAATCCAAACGGGGCGCGGACGGACGCGGAGCGCCGCGCGCATAATAAGTGGGAGCAGGCTAACCGGGTAACGCTGGGCGTGCGCGTGGGCAAGGCAGACGGCGAGGCGTTCCGGGCGTGGTGCGCGGCGTGTGGTATCACAGTCAACGCGGCGCTCTCGGCCTACGTCGCGGACTGCCTGCGGGAAGGCGCGGACGGCGGCGCGGCTCCTGCGGCTGAGATCGGCCAGGCAGGCGCGGACGCGCTGACGCTCCCGGCAGATGTGGCGCGGCTTGCAAGTCACGCGGCAAAACTTGCAGGAACGGCCCCCGCAACATGGGCACGGCAGGCGCTGGAGTCGGCAGCGGCAGCCGAGGCCGACGCATTCGAGCGCAAGCAGGCCGCTTTATCTGCGTTTGAAAAATTCAAGCCTGAACAGACGGCTCCCGGAAATTCTGGGGACTTACCGCCTGAACAGGCAGGGCCGAAAACTCCGGGAGACTGACGGCCTGAACAGGCAGGGCCGAAAACTCCGGGAGACTGACGGCCTGAACAGGGACACCGGAAAACTCCGGGGCTGATGGACGGGAACCGAAAAACTGAACAGAGCGCCCGGAAAACTTCGGGGTATAGCAGCGCTTAGCGAAAGCCGGGCGCTGCTTTTTCTTTTGCGTTCTCCGAAAAATTTTCGCCGATGGCCGGGACAAATTGAAAAATCGCGTAGATATAAAGATAGAAAAAGCCGCGCACGAAGCGCGGCCAGTGAAAAGGAGCGAACGAAATGATTATTGATTTGATTCTCGACCGAGTAAACGGCAAGCCTTACGTCCCCGCCGACTTCTACCGCAGCGTTGCGGAGTGTGGGACGGTCTTCCCGGAGATCGTCTTCTCCATCACGGCGGCGCTCGACGGCGGCGCAGAAGCCGACGTGCGGCGCGTCCTCTGCGAGTATATCAAGAAAAACGACTACAACCCGGAACTGTGCGGTTACGTCCGCAGCGTGAAGTGGATGGAGCCTGACGCGCTGCCGTTGAATCCGATCTGCGTTGACTGCAAACGACGCGGCGCGACTTGCGACGGCACGACCTGCCAAGCGTGGACGGGCTGCGTTTACCGCAAAATATGATACGCCCGGCGGCGCGGTTGTGATTCACTTCCGCGCCTCTTTATGCGCATAATTATTCACTTTTTTTCACCGAGAAAACCAGAAAAACCAGAAAAACCAAAAAACCAAGGAAACAAACGGACGGAGCGAAACCGAGAAAACCAAAGAAATCAGGAATCGGGAAAAACCAACAAAACTAGCAGATCACTGAAACCAGCTAAACCGAGAAAACTAGAGATTTCAGAAGTTGAAAAATTTTCGCAAAAAGCTGGGACAAATCCAAAAAATATGGTAGAATATAAAATAGAATCAGATGAAGCAAACCAAAACAAAAATAAAATAAAGCAAAACAAGGCGAAAGCCGGAAAGAGGATGGCAGACATGTTTAATATCGTTTCCGCGTGGGGAGCGCAGACAAATCCCCACTATAACCCGGACACTGCAAATAATGGCGGCGGTTACTGGCAGTTTTCCGGCGGTGTCGTGGTCGACCTTAACGGCCAGCTTGTCACCGTCGAGATCGACGACACGTCCTGCGGCGATTTTGGCAGCCGCGTGTATTTTTCCGTGACCGCTGACGGCTTCTGCTGGCGCTTTTCCGACGGCACAATGGACGATGCTTCCATTGACACCTCGGAGGATGTCTTGGTCGTTCTGCGGTCCATCTCCGGCGTTCTGGGCGTGGACGCCGAAGCGCTGATTTCTGCCGCGTGGAGTGCGGCGAACATCTGCGCGTGGGATGTATGCTTTGCCGCCTGACGTCCAGCGCCGGAACGGCAATTACACAACAAAAATCAAGGCGAAAAACGAAAGGATGAATACCATGATTGCACATCTTTACCGCATCCGTTCTGATTTCCGGAACGTTCCGGATAAAATCATAATCAAGGCCAAGGCGAAGGAAAACTTCCCCGGTACTTGGCTCCACGCCGAAGTTGAACTTCCGGATTTTATCCGGGTGGCCGAAACCGAAGCCGGTGACGGGTTCCTGTTCACGCAGGACGAGACGATCACCACGGTTTACATTGAATCGGCGGAACGCTTGGACGGCGACGCTATCAAGGGAACCGTAAGCATTCGGAGCGCAAGCGGGCGCGTTCTTGCGCGGTGTGCTGCAAAGTGGCAGTAACGGACGGTGGCAGCATGAAAAAAGCAGAAGAAATGACGATCGAGGAGATCGTAAGGCGATATGATCTTTGCTGGCTTAATCCAGATAAAATTTGGGCGCGCATACTCCCGAACGAGCCGGCAGCGCGTGCTGAAATTATGGCGAACCTAAAAAATCGGAAACAAGAAATTTTGGCATACTTTGCAGAACGCGATGCAGCTAAGAAACGCGACGCGCGGGAGTATCAAGAGAAAATCGACGCAATTTCCGGACTCAAAGAGATTCGAGCCGCGTTAGCAGATCTTGAAGCCTGGGACGAAGAATTCAATGCAAATATGGAACGCGGAGATTCCGGCGTTGGTCTCCGTCCACGTCCGCAGTATGACATGGATGCCATGCGCGCGAAATATCCACGCGCAGCCGCATTTCTGGAAGCGGAAAAAATGTCGCATTCTCCACACTATGCGAAATCCGCCGCAGGCCGAAAAGCACTTGAGAGTATCATCAACGGTGGAGACTACGCGCAAGCGCTAAAAGCCGCAAATGCTGAGTGGGACGCATACTTGCAAGAACACATCTGGGATTGATGGGGGCGAGAAATCGCCCCTTATTTTTTACGCATTTTTGGACAAATCCGGGCTTATTTTTTGCATTCTATGCGGGACAAACGCCGATTTCCGGTAGAAGTAAAGATAGAAAGACAAGACAAAACGGAGGTACTTACTCATGACTAACGCAGCAATCATTCTTGACGAATCTATCCGCCTGATGAACGACGGCATTCTCAAAGGCACGGGCCGATTCCTCGACGTGGTAAACGAGGACGGAAGCACCGAAAAACTCGAAATCCCCGAAGAAATCCACACGTTCAACGCCTGGAAACAGCGCGGCTTCATCGTCCGCAAGGGTGAACACGCTGTCGCGTCTTTCCCGATTTGGAAGTACATTAACGGAAAGCGCAAAGAAGCCGAAGAACCGCTGGATGGCGACGACGAGGCGCGCGGCTACTGCCGACTGAAACTTTCCCATTTCTTCACGGCGGCGCAGGTGCAGCCGCTGACCGCATGAGTCGATCTGCTGAAATGCCGGGCGAAATTCGCCCGGCGTTTTTCTGTTGTTCGCCTCTGCTGAATCAATTTCTTGCCTACCATAAAAGCAGAAAATTTCTTGATTTTCCGGGACAAATCCGTTTTTCCGGTAGAAGTATAAGTGTAAAGAAAAAACAAAAAACGGAGGCGCAAAAATGAAACACTATTACAAATCCAGCGGCTTGCAGATGTTCTTCACCGGCGCGGCCATCGCAGTCATGTTCATCGTTATCCTGTGTGCGGACTCGCTCATCGAGTTCATTCTGTGAGAGGGGGCAGAAAAAATGGAAAACAAAAAAGCAGCATGGCCGAAGTTCGGCAAATGGGTACACAACGCCCAGGGAGAACCCCACTGCTCCGAATGTGGGGCAGAAGTCAAAGACATCACTCCGTTCTGTGCGCATTGCGGAGCCTGCATGGGCGATATTGACGAATTTGGCGGAAACGATCCCTGGATTAGGGTAGGAGGACAATGTGAAAGCCCGAAGATTGGGCAGCGGGTGATCGCTACGGACGGTGTATTTGTTGGAGAAGTTTATTACACTCACGCAGGAACATACAGTCGCCTTGGGAAACGCACTACACATTGGATGCCATTACCCGGTGTGCCGCAGAGGTAAGAGGAGTCAGCAACATGGAATTCATTGCGAACTACGACGCAAAAAACGTCTTCGGCTGTTTTGAGAACGTCGAGCACCACGCCCTTGCATTTTCCGAAGAAACCGCCGCGAAGCTGTTTGATTCAGGCATGAAGATCTTCCGGGGCGATGCAAGCACATTGAACGCACTAAAGATCTGTTTCACAGGGAGTTTGACGGTCTGCATATACCGCGAAATCGCAGACATGGACAACGGCGTTTTTCGCGTCCGCGTCTGGGACAGGCCGAACAGCTACGACGAAAAAACCATGAGCAGGCAAGCGCTCAAAAAAATGGTGCTTTTCAAAATTTCGCAGGAATTTGCAGAGCCTGCCGAGCAGTCGGCGTAACCAGAACAGGAGGAAAAACCATGTTATACAGCGAGATTATCCGTAGCATCGACGAAATTCTCAGTTATTTCAAATTCCACAACAAAAACCTGACAAAAACGCAGATTGAAAAACTGTATGAACTGCAAGACCTGATTCACGAACTTCGCATCACGCAGGAGAGAAATAAATGAAACGAAACCAGTACCGCAAAACCTTTGAATTTTTCAGCACAGAGCAGCAAGCCACCACATTTGTGGCGGCTCGCAAAAAGCAGCGCCGCAAGGCGCACATGACGCCGTGGCGGTCCGCCGACGGTAGAGAAAATAAGTTCATCGTCTGGTACTACATTTGATGGAGGAAAAATCATGCAAGTTTTCGTAGTGGTTCACCATTGGGATACGCCAGACAATGAGGGCGTGGAAGTCCTGGGCGTTTCCTCAACGGTAGAGAAAGCCCGCGCGCAGATTGTGGCCGGAGCCGGAGCCATCCGCGCGGAGTACGACGAAGATTTCTGGGACGAGGATATGTCGTGGGACGAACCCATGAGCATTCACCTCGGGCGGTGTGGACGCGACTATCTGGAACAAGCCACGGTCTACAGTTGGGAAATCTCCGAGCAGGAAGTCGAATAAAAAAATACCGGCGCAGCGGGACAAATGCCGCTGCGCCGGTAGATATATAGGTGTAAAGAAAACCAAGGAAAACAGGAGGTTCACAAAATGAAAACCGCTGGATATTGGCCTTGCAGAAACGAGATCATCGCCGCGCACCTGTCCACCCCGCACAAATACGAGCCGTTCACGGAGCTTTTCGACGTGGACCAGCTCGACGCCATCCGCGACAAATACGGCGTGGATCTTTACCGCGAGTGCTACGCCGACGCGCTGCACGAAGTCATGGAAGCCGCCAACATCACAACATATCTCCGCGCCCTGGGCGTTGAGTGCAAGCCAATCTTCACCCCAGATGACTGCCACATGAACTTTATCGCCGTGTTTTCCCTTGGCAGCACAACCACCAAGCGCATCAATGAGATTGCCAGCAGAGCCGATCTTTGCGTTCTGTTCCAATGTCCAGTCCACTAACAAAAAACACAAAAATGAATGCAAGTGGGACAAAACGTACTTTCCCTGTAGCAATAAAGGTGTAGAAAAAACCAAGAAAACAGGAGGTTTCATACAATGACGCAACTCGAAATTTTCCAGGAAATCGCCGATGCTGTGAACGCAGCAGCCGGTTCCAAGAATCCCAAAATGACTATCGTAACCGAAAGTGAGTTCGGCGGTGTGTACTTTTTGCACATCAACGCACATTCCGCAGATATCAAGCCTTATGCGCAGTACAAAGACGCGCTGACGATCTACTTCAAAAAGCGCGGTGGCCGCTCGGTCTATGGAATGCGCGTCTATGGTACAAAGCCCGTGGCAATCTTCTCCGGGTGGCAAGAGACAACATGGGAGCAGCCCAGAAGCTTCCTTTGCTTTGACAAGAATATGTTCTACGGTCTGGTTGATGGATTCCCGCAGGAGCAGAAGATTGCCGAGGAATCCGAGCGCGTTCACCTGTCCGAGATTCAGCAGAAGGGTAAGGTTTACAAGGTCGTCAGCATGAACCCGGATGACCCGCAGCCGCGCATGATTGTCGAAACGTATGAAACTGCCGAAGACTTAAAAAAAGCATTTGAGACTTCCGGCGAGTTCCACAGCACATCGTGCCGGGCAGAATTGCAGGGCGCGCCGAAGCTCAAGAACTTCTGCGGGCCGATGTACGATGGGGAGGACGATCAGGGCCGCGCTGTTATCCGGTACGAGTCGCAGGAAGTCTACGATATTTTGAGCCTCTAGGTTTTTTACGTAGGCTGGGACAAAACCGCTTTCCCCTGTAGATACATAAGTGTAAGCAAACGGCATTCCCGCCCCGGAGGTTACGAGGGCAGAAAGGACATAACATGGAAAGTCGCATCAGGATTAAGGCAACAATGCCGGAGATGTACACTTTTTTCAAGGAAGAAACAGGTGTGCGATTTATGGAAATCCACGATATGCGGTATTCGTCAGAGGAAATCGACCACATGCAGGCAGCCGAACGCAGCAAAATCGTATTCGAATGGCGTGTAATTCTTCGGCATCCCGGAGAAAAAACGGCACTCCGCGGTACATTTACGATTCCCGGCATAACGAAGAAGCTGGGAAAGTTGAAAGCGGAGTGCAAAGTTTTTTGATACTGCATCCGATGAACGATTGCGGAGAACTACTCGCTCTTTTCTTTTTTATATTTTTCGGGACAAATTGAGATTTTCAGTAGATATAAAACTAAGAGGACAAAACACTACAGAACATGGAGGAAATCAAAATGTATTACATCATCAACCGCGAGACAGACAAACTCGAACTTCACTTCTCGAAAGAAGAATATCAGGACATGCCGGACGAAACGAAGTCCACGATCAGAAGCAACTTCCTTTTCTCCCGTCGTGGCGGCTGCTGGGTAAGCCGTGCAAAGCGTCCGCACCTTTCCTATGTTGAGCGCATAGCAAAAGACCTGGGCGCGGAGTATCAGGGCAAGACCGGCGAAGAACTGACCTTCGAAGAAAAGATGGAACGGCAGGCAGACCGCGCAGCAGCTAGGGCGGAACGCATGGACGCACGATCTGACGCAGCTGCGCAGCGCGGCGAAGCCCTGCAAAAGCCCGTCGAGAATATGCGCGGCGATATCGCGTTCTTCACGCAGCCGAACATCAACACGTCCGCAGGACGCGCGTTCACCCGGCAGCGCGAGCGCATGTTTGCGGCGTTCGACCGTGGATTCGAAGAGTTCAAAAAATCAGAGTATTACGCCCAGCGAGCAGAAGCCGCACGCAGAACAGCAAATCTGGAAAATTCCAAGGATAAGGCATTCTGCGACCGCCGCGTGAAAGACGCGCAGAAGAACATCAAGGCCATCCAGAAAAATCTCGACCACTACCATGCCATGCTGGAATGCGACGGAATGGGAGAACAGCAGAAGCGCTTCGATGGTACGCCTATCGAGCGTGCAGAGATCGAGCGCTGGATCGAAGACGCAGAAGAGCGTCTGGAATCCGAGATTTCCCGCCTCTGCTATTATCAGTCCTGCATCGACGATCTGGGAGGCGTGCAGTTCAGCAAAGAGAACATCAAGCCGGGCTATGTCGTGAAGATCAAGCATTACAACAACTGCACCGTCCTGCGAACCGGCCCGAAAAACATTATCTATCGCACCCCGAACGGGTTCGACTTGACTGCCGCATACGCCGAGATTCTGGAAATCGTCAAAGCAGAGGAAACGATAAAGCCGACTCACCCATTCAAGGTTGGAGAAACATTTGAAGTCGGCGCATATGTTGATGGACATCGCGTCAAACAGGTATGGGAAATTGTCAAATCGACCGCAACGACCGTCACGCTGAAAAACCAGACGACAGGCGAGAACATCCGAAGAACACCGAAAATCCGCTGGACGTGTGAGGGCGACAAGTGGGCGCTCTGCATCGGTGACTACATCGACAGCATGTTCTATCGTTCCATTTGACAAAAAGTTTGCCGGAGGCGGGACAAAGTTCCCGCTTCCGGTAGATACAAAAGCAGAACAGAAAAACCAAAAAAACTGGGAGGTACATAAAATGGGCTGGACTTGGCAGTGTGCGAAATTCTACGATAGAAGGGGCAACATCGACCGCAAAGCAGAGTGCGACGATCTGTACACATGGAACAATGAAGAAACCGAAGACAAATGCCGCGTTTTGAAGTCCGCAATGGTGGGCGCGACGTGGTATGGTGCTTGTGAGAGAACCAGACCTGGCCAGAAGCCCTACGTTTTCGCCGGTGTATGCCTGACGAGCGTAGACAGCCGCGAATACTGCAACTTTGGTTACAAGGACATGGATGAATCCATGGGGCCGTGTGAACGGGAATGCCCGGTTTCCATTCTGAATCTGCTTTCTCCGCGTGATGACGAATGGGCGTTGGAATGGCGAGAGGATTGCCGGAACAATGCGGCGCAAAAGGCTGCTGATAGGAAAAATCTGAACAGTCTGCAAAATCTCCCGCTTGGTGCGAAAATCACAGTTCAGAAGCGTGGTCAAAACATCGTGCTTGAAAAGGGAAGAATCAGCAACTGCAAGAATCCGGTATGGATTTCGTGGGCTGAGAATGTGTACTATCCGCTTTCCCACATCAAGCGGTACGGTTATAAGCTCTGCGTTACCGCCTAAATTTCCAAGTCATGTAGAAATTTCAGAATCTATATGTTAGAATGGGATGAGATTGGAGGGATGCCGATGTTCTACAAACCCGGCGAGTACCGGATAAACCAAGAAAACGAATTTATTTCCGCCTCGACTGGATTGCCGCTGAAACCCGGCGTTCTGGTGGCGCTGGAGGCCGTCTGTGAAGTGAACAATATTTCACCGATCGAAACCTACGGGAAGGAAATCGTCTCGCAGAGCCGCGAGGTAGTCGTCGTGAACGGTGTGAAGAAACTGTACAAGTCTGCCGTTGTGCGGATTTGAATCAACTTCGTGAGGTCACGAAATTGATTGCAAGCAGGTCGCAAGTTGGTCGCAAAACTCCACTCAAATATAGGAAAATAGCACGAAAAACACACGCAAGTTGTAAGCAAGTTGTAAGCAAGTTATACGCAAGTTACCATTTCCGCGAGGTCACGAAAATGGTTGAAAACCAAGAAAACCAGATCCATCCACGTTCGGACGGTTCTGGTTTTCATTGACACATTCAGTTTTTGCGGTATAATGAAGAAAAAGGGGCGCTGCCACAAGCGGTCAGCCAAGGATGCCTACGGGATTTGACCTAACCTTTATGCTGATGGCGGTCATTTCTTTTTGCAGATCTGAACAATCAAACCCGCAAATGCGATGAGTACGGTGGAGAACGAGAAGATCTCAGTCCATGTAGCCATGCGCAACACCTCCTTTATAGGAAGTGCCGACCGTCTGCCACCTCCATGCAGCGCCCCGCCCACCGGAAGGTGGGCTTTTTTATTTTAACGGTACAATAACATAATGTCAACAAACCAAGAAAATTCAAGGGTGGGCGGGACAAATGCAGATTTTGCGTAGAAGAAAAGGTAGAAGCAAACACACAAAATTTAAGGAGGAATTTCTATGAAAAAGATTGTTTGCGTACTTGTTTCTTTTGTTCTCGCATTGTCTATGGCTGCTTGTACAGTCAAATCCAAGCCATCTGCCACGCCGCAAGAAGAAAAAGCGCCCCTTCCAGCACAGGCGGAATCAGACAACAGTCAAAAAGTGAGCGATGAATTGGCCAGTAAGATTGAAATTACGGATTCCTTGTTGGATGAAGCATTGGAAAGTGTAGACCACAATCACTATTATAACGAAAGAACCGGTGAATACGAATTCAGCGTTCATATTTTTGGTTCCACAGAAATGGCATCTTTAGGAACCCTTCAAAATGTGTGCGACGCTCTTGACGGTTCCTCTGCTTCTACGCACGAGTTTCTGGGAATCGACGTTGTAGGGCGCATTTACGATTCTGACGTAGTGGTGTATGAGTCCAGAAATGGAATTGGGAAATTCATGGTCGATGGAGCTACTTCAAGTGCGCCATCGTCTTCCGGTGCTACGATGGGAGAGCGTAACGCTCTGGAAAGTGCAAAGTCATACTTGAAGTATTCCGCGTTCTCCTATTCAGGGCTGATTGACCAACTCGAATACGAGGGGTATTCAACGTCAGAAGCAACTTACGCGGTCGATCATTGCGGTGCTGAATGGAATGAACAGGCTGTGCTTTCTGCCGCTTCATATCTCAAATATTCTTCTTTCTCAAAACAAGGATTAATTGAACAACTGGAATACGAGGGATTCACGCATGACCAGGCCGTATACGGCGTTGAACATAATGGTTACTAAACATGAAAGAAAGCCGCCCAACCGGGCGGCTTTCTTGTTGACAATGCAGTTTCTCAACGTTAGAATGAATAAGTCCCCATCGTGGGACGGGGCGCTGCATGGAGGTAGCAGACGGTCGGCACTTCCTGAAAAGGAGGTGTTGCTTATGGTGACGTATTCTGATCTGATTCAGATTGGCATTCTTCTCGTAGGCATTTGCTCTCTGGTATTACAGATAAGCAAAAAGAAATGACCGCCCCAACAGCAAAGGTTCGGTCATTTCTTCTTGATCGTTCTTTAGGCTGACTGACTGTTGCAGCGCCCTTTCTTATTATATTAACAGTTTGTGTGAAAAAGTCAAGCGAAAAGAGAAAAACAATAAACGTTGAGGAGCCGCCCAGCCGGGCGGCTTTTCTTTTGTACGCTATATGTAATTTTCGACGCTTTGCGACACTTTTCGACCGCACATGTGTGCTATCGTGGAAATACAGTAAATATTAAGCATTCCAGGACAAATTCGGTAGGCGCGTAGGAGAAAATGTAGAGGCATTATTTTAAAAAAGCGTATAGGATTTCAGCGTGGATATTCTCCCGCCTAACCTTTGCGTGAATTGAACTAGGCTGTATTTCCACTATTTCAGCATGATATGTCATGCCTGCGTCCATCTTCGGTGCGTAGACAGCTGCCCAATCTCCAGAAATATGACCAACTGGGAATCCACAGGAGTTTTTCACTAATATTGCATTTTTGTCGTATTTGTTTTCGGGTTCTCGTTCAAGAATAAGCGAGTCACCGACAGTGAGATTTTTCAAGGTGTCTTTACTGGCGCAGAATTTCATTCCTACAATACTCACAGTTTCCACAACCAGTTTCGCCTTTTCATTTCCTTCCCATCCGGCTATTTGTCCAGAGTATTTAGATTGGATTGTATAGTACATATCGCTGTCCAGAGGTAGCACCGTTAACTCCGGGTGATTTTTTTGCAATAACATAACCTTTTTGCGGCTTTCGCTTCCCCAATAGCCTTTTACTTCTACAATAACGCTATTCGGCAAGAAAAAGTCCGGTGTATAGCATAGTTCTTCCCCAAGATCAAACATTTCTCGTTCATATTCGTATGGAATATGTTTTGACCTCAAGAGCCTGGCGATATTAGCTTCCCATGAACTGCGCAGCGCGTGATTGAGGTCTATCCGAAAGCCTATGTTATGTCTCTGAGATTTATAGTCATCATAGCTTGTAGTTACAATCCGGATTTTACCGCGTTCATCTATGACCTCGATGCACGGGACCCCATTTCTGTGTAGAATTTCTTCTACAGGCTTGTTGTGATTACTATGCTGCAAAAACCATCGTGCAAAGCAATCATCCTCTTTTCGGAGAGTATATGACCAATCAGGTGTATTTGGAACCTGAGAAATTTCTACATTTTCTCCGCAGTATTTCTTACAAATAGCAGTCACCATCTGTACATAGTTGCTTGGAAAACATATGTAGTTATATGTTTTCGTCAAATCACAGATATAAGGTATCGAATCTATGCTTTCCCAAGTGCGGTCCCCCCATAATTTGCTTTTTACGGATACAGAAAAGTCATCATGTTCGTGCAGGTAGTTACGGAAAATGTCTCTATACTCGGTAAAAAACCAATCATCGTTTTCATTGCGACGACGTATATCGACATACCGAATAATCGATATTCCGTCTTCGCTTCGTATAACATTTAGAAACTTGGCGTTATTTCTATGAAGCAAATCAAGATATCTTGCAAGCAATTCGTTTGGAACTTGGTCTGTATGTTCCCATATAAAAAACTGCTCAGTTTTTACACCATACTCAGATTCAATGCACTGCGCCAGCATTTCACCAACGTGCGTTTCCTTTTCCATAAAATTTCCTCCGTTCAATGTTCAAACAATTTTTTATCAGCGATAGAATTCGTTCGTATTTTTCGAGCGGGACAAATCACATATTTCATGTAGATAGAAAAATAGAGAGATTTTTTTGAATCGTGTATTGACATTATCGTGTAATCGTGTTATCATGTTTGCGTAAGGAGGTGTGATAAGTGGCAGAAAAAAATATCGGCATCAAGGTTGACGCAGAACTGTACAAGAAGATCAAAATCAAGATTGCGCAAGAGGGCATCACTCTAAAAGAATACATTCTGAAATTGATTCAAAAAGACCTTGAACTCGAATCCGATAAATAAAAACACCCCCTTCTCTGCGGCTAGTTTGCCGACCGGCGCAAAGAAGGGAGCTGCCCGAAAATACCCGCATGACATGGGGATACTTTACGGTTTTTTCATTATACCGTGATTACATTCCCCTGTCAATCCAAATTTGATAGGGGGATTTTTATATTTCCCGGAAAGGATTACACGATGAAGCTGCAAGTTACCACGAACAACGGTATCGAGGTTTTAGACAGCCGAGAAGTCGCACAAGCTATCGAAATCCGGCACGCGGATTTGCTTGAAAAAATCAACACCTACAGCGATTTTTTAGCCAACGGAAAATTCCGTTCGCTGGATTTCTTTGTTCCGAGCGACTATGTTGACGCTCAAGGTAAAACTCGCCCGCGATACCTTCTCACGCGCAAGGGCTGCGACATGGTAGCGAACAAGATGACCGGTGAAAAAGGTGTTCTGTTTACTGCGGCATACGTCACAGCTTTTGAGGCAATGCAGAATCGATTGAAATCGTCGTTGTCCCCTGCCGAGCAGTTACTTGCGCAAGCACAGCTTATGGTAGATCAGGAGCGCCGCATCGCCGCTCTTGAAACCGGCCAAACGCAGATGCGCGACACAATGAGCACGGCGTTCTCCGCACTCGCTTCCCCTACCGTCAGCCGCGATCATTGGCAAGTGGAAACAAGAAGCCGCATTCGGCAGATGTGTATGGAATTCGATCTCAACTTCCAGAAAGAAACCGGCTCGCTCTATAAGTCGCTGGAAGAATCCGCTGGCTGCAACCTTGAAGTCAGAGTGAAGCATCAGCGCGAGCGCATGAAGGTCGGCGGCGCAAAATACGCAGACCGTCAGGCCGTCAACAAACTCACCGTTATCGCCCACGATCAGCGGCTGCGGGAAATCTTCGCTGGAATCGTCCAGCGCAGATACGCGCAGCTTGTAGCCGCTAAAATGCCGAAAAATTAAGGAGGAACAAACAGCCATGTAAAAAAACATTTGCACCGCTTGTTATGATGAGGGTAGAGGGAAATTCCCTGAACAACGATCAAAGGGGTGTATAATTTGAACAAGTTACAAATCATCAACAAAAACGGCGTGGAAGTCGTAGACAGCCGCGAAGTCGCGGAAATGATTGGCAAAGATCATCGGCATCTCATCAGGGACATCCGAGGATATGCTGAAATTCTCGGAAAAACCATTGAGCCCAATTTTGGGCTCAATGACTTCTTCATTGAATCCAGCTACAAAGACAGCATTGGTCGAACGCTCCCGTGCTACCTTCTGACCAAAAAGGGCTGCGACATGGTAGCGAACAAGATGACCGGTGAAAAAGGTGTCCTGTTCACTGCGGCATACGTCACAGCATTCGAGGAAATGCGCGAAAAACTTTCCGCGCCCAAAGCCATGAGCACGGCGCAGCTTTTCGCCATGCAGGTGCAGATCAACTTGGAGCAGGAGCAGCGTATGAAAGCGCTGGAAGAAAAAACGCAGGCCACGCAGGAAACCGTGCAGGAAGCATTTTCTGCGCTATCCTACCCTACTGTCAGCCGCGACCATTGGCAGGATGAAACGCGCCAGAAAATCCGCCGGGTCTGTTTTGAAAACGGCCTGAATTATCAGCAGTTCACCGCGCAGACCTATGATGAGCTGGAAGCGGACGCGCGTGTAAAGCTCGAAACCCGCGTGAATAACCAGCGGGAGCGAATGAAAGCAGGCGGTGCGAAGTCCGCCGAAATTCAGGCGGTAAACAAGCTGACCGTTATTGCAGCCGATCCAAAGCTCCGTGCGATCTACTCCGCAATCATTCAGCGCCATTCGGCGCAGCTCTTAACCGAAAGACTTTCTAACATGTGAGAGGAGAAAATACCATGGAAAACGAATTCAGAAAACTTCTTGGAGAAGTCGATGACATGGACGAATTTGTCCGGTTCATGATGTTCTGTTTCAAACGACTGAACCTCGGCGAAGATGTGCCGGAGATTTGGGCTGCGTGGTGCAGTGAGAAGAATCAAGCAGTCTTTCCGAGAAACTGAACGAAAAAGTAGCTTCTCGGTGGATTCACAAACATCAATCATCAGGAAAAATTCAGGAGGGAAATCAAAATGACAAAGACAGAGTGTGCTGTTTACGATCTGTTTAAGGAACTTGGGATACCCGCACATCTAAGTGGATATGCGTACATGAGTGAAGCTGTCAAGAGCGCGTATGAGGGCGAATATGGAAGCGTCGCGACGGAAAGGCCCGGCTGTATGTATCGAGATGTAGCTGAGAAGTTCAATACCACGGCCAGCAAGGTTGAACGTTGTATGCGGCACTCCATTGAGTTCGCGTTTCTGAACGCAAATCCGCAGTATTTGTACAAGGTCTTCGGAAACGTCGTAGACAAGAATAAAGGAAGGCCAACAAACGTCATGTTTGTTTGTCAGTGCGCGAAGGAACTCGACCGCAGGATGTCGGCATAAAAAATCCCGCGTCAAGCGGGACAAACACAGATATTCGGTAGATAGCAAACTGTAGAAATACGCAAAAATAGAAAGAGAAAGGACGTAAATTTCAATGAAAAGCAAAAAATCAACCAATCTGGTCTATGTGCCGGAACTCACCCCAGAAGATGTTTTCAGCCACCTGGTTAATCACCACGCAGACGTTGTGCGCGCCAGAAACGCACAGCGGGCCTACAAACGGTATTTGGAACGCAAACACCGCTGCATTGCCTCTATCGTGATCGTCGTATCCTCGCTTGCCGCAGCCGCCACGCTGCTCATCACGAGCGGTGTGCTTGCGACGGTTTGAATGGAGGTGCGCGCGTGTACAAGTTGTATGACAGCTATCCGGACTCCCCTGCCCTCGTCGGTACGTTTGACAGCGTTGACGAGGCACGGGAAGCCGCACGGAAGCGAGACGAAGCAACGGGCGGGAAGTTCTTTCCGAGGCTCGTCAAAGATGGAACGGTCATTCAAGATTGGGGGTATTGAGGAATGACATATGCGACACTTTCAACCATCGCTTCTCTGCTTGAGAAGGAGAAAAACATCCGGGAAAAGGAATGCGAGCCCCTGCGCGAGAAGCTGAATTCTGCGCGTGACAAAGCGGACTTTTCTCCGGAAGATAGCGAACTTTCTCGTGAAGTAGAGTTTACCAGAGCCTTATACGAAAAGTCCAGAGAAGGGCTTCTCAAACATGAACGCGCTTGTGAGGACTTCTTTGAGCATGATTTTCGATAGGAAATTTATTTGGAAGTGGGACAAATCCATTTTTTCGGTAGAAACATAGGTGTAAGACAAAACACCATACAGGAGGCCAAAAACAATGAAGAAAGTCAAGAAATTATGGAACGAGTTCGGCGATGTGCCGATGAACCCAGAAACAGAGTGCATCGAGGAAGCATGGCACGGGTTCCCGTCCGGAACAAATCGGGAGGAAATTTGGCACTGGTTCGAGGAAACGTTCGACGTTCGCGTCGCTGATCTGATGTACGGAGGTATCTGAAATGGGACAGCGTTCACAGATCTATGTCCGCGCGTCCGGGCAGCTCATCGTTGCAAACTACTATCAATGGAACTATGCCGAGCGAATGATTTCGCGTGCTAGATACGGCATTGAGTACATCGATTCGGTCAAGGACTACAGCAACTGGATTTTTCTCCGCGACGTGAACGTCGAACATTTGCGCCGCATCCTGGACGTAAACTTCGACCTCAAGGACTACCAGATTTCGAGCAAGATCATCGAAGAATGGAAGGCCGTTTTTCCAGACAAGCCTTTCAATGATGTTGTGTTTGACTGGCAGGACAACAACGACGGCCAGCTGTTCATCGACTTCACGAAAGACGGAAAGATCTCTTATGCGTTCCGGAAGACGGAAGACATGGCGTGCGAAACTCCGATGTCCGCTGCTGAGTACATGGAATGGGATCATCGGAACTGGCTGGATTGCGAGTCCATGACGAAGGCTGAGAAAGCCACCTGCCGCCGCAACATTGCAGCTATCAATAAGATGGCAAGACTTATGACCGCAGAGGAATTGAAAGAGTTCGTCCACCACGACTACGGATATAAGTCCGTTCAGGAGGTAGGCTGACATGGATAGCAGATGGAAACTCCTTGAGCAGTACGGTGAACTGTTCTGCGCAAAATGTCACTCCAGTATCGTGTGCGACGAGTTTGGGGATATGCCGGAGCAGTGTCCCGTGTGCGGTGCAAAGTTCAACTGGTCCGAAGATATGCTGCAAGCATTTTGGCCAGCATTCGTAGCCACTTGTGAGCAAGCGTGTGTTCCGCAAGATGACTGTAAGTCCACGCAAGATAGAGGTGAGATAGAACGTTGAAAATAGCACAGGCAAAACGGCTTGTTTCAAAGAACATTGAAATGATGACCATTGAACAGCTTCAACGATACAAGGTCAAGGTGATCGATGCTTGGCGGGAAAGCCGAGCAGATTACGGAATAGCTCAAGCTGTGAGAGACGGCTTCTATTTGCAGACCGGCGAAGATGCGTCGGAGTACACACCGAAAGACCTGTGGCTCACCCAAAATCTCACTCGCAGGCTTGATGCAATCGACCGCAGAGAACATGAAATGTTTCGACAACGGTAAAATGCCGCGTAAAGGAAAATCCAAACTGCCACTAAATCGAGAAAAACGTAAGTTTTCCGGGACAAATCCGGAATTCCGGTAGAACAGTAAATGTAAGCAATCACACAACAACAATTATTTTATGGAGGTAATTCAAAATGGCAAAGGCAACTAAGGAAGCACAGGAGACCAAGGCGATCAGACGGTACATCAAGCTCACGTTCATTGAGCCGGTGCTGGGCACCTGGCCGAGTAACGAGAATGTGGCGCGTGACTTCATCGCGTCCAAGTCTCCGGACGCAAACACAATCGAAGATGAGGTTGCAGCGATTGGCGCGGAAGCTGTAGCTGATAAGGCAATGACGGTATTCCCCCGTGTCGATGGCAAGCCCGTATTTTGGGACTACCAGATTAAAGGCTTTTTCAAAGACACTTGCAGCGCCCTCGCCCGTGCCAAGTACACAAAGTCCAGCGGCCTGAAAGCATTCAAGAAGGTCATCGACGGTATGATTTTCCCATTCCCCCGCGCAATTTCCATCAACGTCAACGGAGAAATCGGCGAATGCCAGCGGCCACTCCGTGCGCAGACCGCGCAGGGTGAGCGCGTGAGCCTCGCAAACTCCGAGGAAATCCCGGCTGGAAGCACGATTCAGTTCGGCGTAACACTCGCAGACCCGGCGCACGAAGCACTGCTGATGGAGTGGCTCGACAATGGATTCTTCCGTGGCCTCGGTCAGTGGCGTAACTCTGGCAAGGGCCGTTTCGTCTACAAGATGCTCGACGAGGAAGGCAACAACCTCGGCGGAACGGCAGAGAAATTCGGTTACATGATGCAGGAGGCGAACTTCTTCCCGGAGGAAAAGGCGGGCTGATAGGCCCGCCGAACGGGGCGACGGAAATGCGTTGTTTGGCGCGGCCTTGATTGGCATCGCAAAGGACCAGCACTGACCAGAAATGCTCAGCACAGCAAAGGATAAGCGAAGTGATGCAACGCCAGGTGGAGTGGGGCTAGGCATAGCAGCGGAGAGGTGGAGCGCCGCACAGTTAAGAACTGCATAGGGCAGGCTGAGTTCTGTTTTGGAACCAGAAGAACAGCAGAGGCTTTGCGGGGCGATGCGTATCTCAGCAACGCAAAGGAAAAGCGGAGATTGGCGTAGCGCTGAAATGGAGTGGCTTGGAGATGTTTCGCATAGCGAAGGCGAAGTATTGAGAAGCAGTGACACGCGATGGCTGGGAATCGGAATGAGTCGCCTCGATGCGCCCGGAAAAGCAACGGCATGGAAGGGCCCTGCTACGTATCGAGATGGAATGGCAAAGTAAAGAGTCGCCGCGCACAGAAACGCAAGGGCGAAGGAATGAGAGGCGAAACATTGTTTGGCAATGGCATTGAGATGAATCGAAGCGCGATGGACTGGCATGGAGCCGCTCACAGAAACGCAAGGGCGATGCGGGGTTGGTGACGTGAAGCAAGGGCGATGCGTCGAGTTGCCGGGGTATGCCAAGGAACGCAATGGTTCTGCACTGCTTTGAATCGCAACGGCGTCACATAGCAGGGAAACACATGGCGAAGCAAAGGCAAGGTGGAGCGTAGCTACCTACTGCTGAGGAATGCAAAGGATTAGTTGAGAAGCGAGTAGCCACGCGAAGGTAAGGCAAAGAAGAGTTAAACGGTGCAACGCATCGGCACAGTGTATAGCGTGGCCTGGCGCTGCAAGGGAAAGGCGACGTGTCGAGGGGTGATGCATTGGAATGGAATTGAGTGGCGTGGCACAGCAACGGAAGTGTATCGACCTGATAATCATAGCGACGGCAAAGGATAGTTGAGAACACCGTTGAAAAGCAATGGAAGTGTATCGAGCAGTCAAGCAGAGCGGCGGATTAGTTGAGCAACGGGTAGCCATGGAACAGCGGTTCGGAGTTTAGTAGAGCTAGGGAAAGGCAAGGTGCGGTCTGGCCATGGAATGCAATGGCAAAGCGCGGTAACGGTGGGAACAGCAACGGTGAAGTACGTCAATGCTTCGAAAGGCCAGGGTATAGCATCGATTTGATCTGCAACGGCTGGGCGGTGATACGGATTGAGTCGTTACGCGGTGAAATGGCATGGCAAGGAATGGAAGTGTTTTGAGTTGTGCAGCATTGAAGTGGTGCAGGTTGGCTACGTCAAGCGGCGAAATGCAAAGGAAAAGCAATGCTCTGAGGGGCTGTGAAAAGGATATGCGTTGCGAATCAAAGCGGGGCAAAGCAAAGGAGAAGCACAGCGACGCGCAGCGAAGAAATTCAAAGGAAAAGCAAAGGAGATGCGGGTTGACATAAGAATGTAAAAAAACATTTGCCCCTAGGAGTATAATGAAAAATGTAAGGAGGATTTCATATGGGATTTCCAAGCGCCTATGAAAAATTCCGGTCAGCAATGATTGCATACGAAGAAAACCTTCGAGCGATAGGCCGTTCTGAAACAACAATTCAAAACGAAGAGTTTGTGTTCAAAATGTTTTCCGATTTCATGTTGGAAAACAAATTGTGGGACAGGCGCGAAGAAAGCTTCACGGACATTCAAGCATGGCGAGATCAACTGCGCAGAGACGGCAAGAAACCGACTACAATCAGGCAATACCTGACGGTTCTTTCCGCACTCTACAATTTTGCTTCATCTGATGAATTGGGAGAAAACCGATGGTATGACAGAAACCCAGTTTCAAAACTCCTGATGCCAGACACAAGAAAATTGGAGAAACGCCCGTATGACCAGCTTCTGACCGACGAACAGGTTTTGCTGCTATGGAGGAATAATCCGCCGAAAGGACTCAAGCGTCCATATCTCTGGCCGAGAAACTACGCCATTGTTATTTTGCTTCTGACAACAGAAATCAGAAACAGTGAACTTCTGGCGCTAACTCCGAACGATCTCGATTGGGAAAACGCAGAGTTGACCGTCGAACACGGAAAAGGAGACAAATTCCGTCAAGTGGACTTTCCTATCATCGCCCAGACTGCCATCCGTATGTATCTGAACAGCGGAATCCGGCCAGTGACTGTCGATAGCGCAGATCCGCTTTTTGGGACAGAGGCAACATTCAAATTCAAAGGAGACAACAAAGGCGAAGAATGGCACGCAGGGACTCGGCAATGGCTGTCAGACGTCGTTCGGAGGCATGTAAAGGCTGTAACTGGTGTAGACATGATTCGTTCCCACGATCTGCGGCATGTCGGAGCAAGGCTCGATCTGAACAGTGGAATGACCTTCGAGGAACTGCAATCAAAGCTTGGACACGAGTCGGTGTCTACGACGCAAGTTTATTCTGGAAAACTGACGAGTCGAAAAAACAGACGCTTAACAAAAGTAGTGCAGGAGGAAAAAGAACGTCAGGCGCGGAGAAACATTGACAAATTGGAGGCTGCCGGCGATGATTTTTTCGGAACACTCCGGTTGAAACAAATACCACAGCCGGGAATAGCGTGATAAAAACCAAGAAAACTAAAGACTCCGGGAACAAGAATGTCGGGAAGAAAAACCAAGAAAACTAGAGTTATCCGGGTTTGCAAACAAGCCCGGATACATGGTGGAACAATGGCGCACTGATTGGTTCATAGTCCACTCGGTATCGGTTCAAATCCGATTTCCACCACAATGCCGCAGTTTTTTCGATTTTTCTGCGGCACGGCATATGGCCTCCTTTCTAATGAAGAAAAGCGTCACCCACGTAAGCGCAGGCGCTCGCCGGGACATGTTAGAGATTCCGGTGCTCTGATTTGAGAAGATCAGCTGTGGGTTTCGGCTAAGAGCGCACCCGTAACCGTGTAAAACAGGGTGCAATACCCAGCATTGGTGTAGCGGTAGCACATCAGTCTTCCAAACTGAGAGCGCGAGTTCGAGTCTCGTATGCTGGTCCATGCGGTAGAGTGTAGCGCAAAGAAATTTCACAAGAAGTAGCGAGGATAGGCCGTCCACCGGATTTGCAACCGGTGTGCCCGAAAAATTACACTCGCTGAAGGTAGCTATGGACTGTATCATTTCTTCGGTCATGCGCGGCCGAGCACTCTATCGCAACCACATGGGTATTGCGGCGGACCCAGGGAAAGTGTTGAAGTTCCAAAGGCTTGGTGAAACGATATATCCGGCCAACCGCTCGGCCTGTAGGTAGTGCAAGTACGACAGGGCGCAGATTTACAGTAGCTGGCTCCGGCTTAATGGTTAGAGGAAACGGATGCGACCGATGCACCGGCGCAGGGCTGAAAAGTTCCGTGGTCAATCCCTCTTGGCTTCCAGACGGTTCGCTGTGAGGCGTGAAAGATGGAAGAAAAACTGGTGTGGCGACGCAGACCAACGGCGCAATGCCGCGTCTAGGCGTTGAGTAATGGCGGCTCTGGGGGCCAAGAGTGGATGACTGTGAAAAATGGGGGAAGTGAGTAAAACGATGGGCGAAAACAATACCGCGTACTGCATCAGGTGCGGTAAAAAGACAGAGTATTCGATAAAGCTTCAGCGCGTGAGAGTGAATGTTTGTGGGGTGCGTTTCAGCTATATTGAGAATAGACCATGTTGTATAAGTTGCGGAGAAGAAGTCTACGTTCCAAAACTTGAAGACCGAAATTCTGCTGCTAGGAAGTTTGCGTTCAACCAATCGCTGGAAAAGATCAGAAACAAATTTGATTCAAATGGAGGTAAATCATGAGTCTTGATATTCGTTACTTAACCAACGGCACAAAAAACGTTTACGTTGTTGTAGACAGTGCATCGCGCCCGGTTTCTGTCAACTACTACGACACGCGGGATGAGATTCCGGTTCAGATCCGGCACTATGCTCCCGAAGGAAAGCCGATGTTTGTCGGTCCTGACGGAGCGCGGCTCTTTTTCGCAATGAAGGTGCTGTATCCAGAGCTGATGTGCGAATACTGCGGAAAGCCCGGATATTCAGGTGCTGTTTGCATATTTGAATCGTGCGTCGAGCCGTGGAAAACGTGCAAGTACAGGTACACGAGGTCAGGAGCATGAACGATATCAGGTCGGTTGATTTCGGCGACGCGCAGCTTAAATCGCTCCTGTTTGAGGTGTACAGTGCAGGCTTTGAAGCCGGATATCCCCGATGTACAGACATACACACTGGTTTCAACACATGGTATCGTGATGTAATTCAGAAAGACAATCTGCCGGTTTATGCGGCGCTTGACAGCACCGAAAAGGACGTGCGGGATGCAATCGATAGCATCTGCTGTATCAAAACAATCTTGTATTCAGGCCACTATGAACGCATCCGGTCGCAGCTTGAATTTGCAGAAAAAGTATTGAAAGATTTCATCATCGAAAGGTGTTGAGATACCATCCGAGTTTGGCTAGTTCGCACAAGCGTGCCGCTGTGTAGAAAATCGGAACCCATGAAAGTCCTCGTTGCGCTGGTACGCCAAACACAACAGCGCGGGCAAAAATCGTTGGTGAATATCGCGCGTAACACGCAACGTTGACTGCTGTTCAATAATTCGGGAAACAGACAAAGAGCAGGCTTGGTTAAAGGCTCATGGTGCGGTGACGAAACCAATTCCGCGCAATATAGGGTGGCGGTCATCCTTGGAGGTGCAGCGGGGTCCGAGTCCCCAAACGGTCAGGTTCGACTCCTGATCGTGCATGGTGCAAAACCTCCAGCCAATACGGCAGATGAATTCGAGCGGCCTCGGAGCCTGTCTCGAAAACAGTGCGCGGTGAAAGCCGTGGGGTTCGACACCTCCATCTGCCGCCAATATGGAGCCGTAGCGCAGTTGGTAGCGCGCCTGATTTGGGATCAGGAGGCCACCATTTCGAGTCTGGTCGGTTCCACCAGTTGCCGGGTCGCTCCCGGCTGATGTGGGCGGTTCCCGTCTCACCCCACAAAGAATGACAATGCCCGCTGAAAACTGCACGGTAGGTGGATCGAGGTTCGAGAGAACGTAGAGCCCACAACGTAATGGTTCTGTTGAGGATGCCCGTGATGTGACAATCTAAGCGAGAAGACGGCCAAAAAGGAAAGGAGAACGCTGGTGTTTGACTACAATCCAAGTAAAAAGAAAGCCGCAGAAGAACTGGACAAATACGACTTCACAAAGCTCCTGAAACAGTGCTGCAAAATCGGATGGCGCGACCCGCTTTCGATTGGACTAAAGGGAATTGTCGGGAGGTATCCAGAACTTGAAGACTCGGTGAGGCAGATAGGCCCAGACGACCTCGTTCACTATCTTATGGCAAAATACCCTGTCTTTTTCAGGGCAAAGGTATCGGTGGAGATGTATTTTCTTTAGAATTGTATACGGATGCGTGGCCGAGTGGAAAGGCAGCAAGGGTATGCGGTGCAGGAAAGCGCGACACACTCAAACCTATTGGGGTTGAAGAAGCCACCTCGGACGGGAACAAAGCTCGTCGCATACTGCCTGCACCATGCGGGGTTCAAATCCCCGCCGCATCCACCAAAGCGCCCTCTTTGTGGGTTTCGTGGCGCTTTCTACAAGTATAATAAACCCTCCGCAGCCACTGCGTAAGTGTGGCAACACGCGGCATTTGGTAAAGGGCAGCGAAGAGCAACTGACCCAAGGCAGTTCGATTCTGCCAAGCCGCACCAGCGAAGTCTGCAAATCTGCATGGTTAGTATCAGCTGCTACGGGAAATTCCTACAAGTTTACGGTAGGGCGCGACACGCCCGAACCCATACGCTCGGGGAGACTGTGTAAGACGCCGCTACGGCGCGACGGTCAGCGAACCGAGAATCCCCTGGCTTTAGCCGTGGGGAGTGTCAAAGGTTGGTTCGGCGGGACGCCGCTGCATGAGCCTGCATACAGGGGTATCGCCAAGCGGTCTAAGGCATGGGACTTTGACTCCCATATGCGCAGGTTCAAATCCTGCTACCCCTGCCAGCCGCCCGTTGTGGTTCTCCGCGCGACAAATTAACATGGTGGGAATCATACAGCTATCCATTCACGCACGCAATAGCGTGATCGTGGAGCGTAGCGCCACCGGCTAAAGACTCTGTACCCGCAGAGTCCAAGGAGAACGAGGCATAAGCGCAGCTATATGTGCCAGAAAGCGGGATAGCCGCCACGCTGCAATATATGATGGTGCTACGCAGTGATCTTAGATGAAAATCTTTTGAATGACCATACCAGCTGTAGTTAAATGGAGTTTGATGAACAGCCATCATATTTCCTGCGCTTGATGCGTGGGTTGCCGAAACCAATGCGCGTTTCGGCCTAAAATGTAAAGGTCAAGCGGATATAGACCTTCGTAGAGACGGCACAAGTCCATTTTGGAAAGATCCGTTCAGCTTGCTGGGAAAGACTCACTAGTGGTCGAACTGGATGAATCCGCACTTGTTCGTAATGCTTGGGGCGAACCGAAATCCGCCAAGCTAGGCAGCACCTTTGGGGGACGCTTTCAGGACTGCTGATAAACAAGCGCCGGTGTGCAATCACCTGATTTGCCGTTGGTCTGCGCGCAAGACCTCACGTCCGGTACGTTAAGCCGGTCATAGATGGGCCGTTAGCTCAACGGTAGAGCAAGCCGCTCATAACGGCTCGGTCGTAGGCTCGACACCTACACGGCCCACCATTCATTCTTGAGAAAGGAGGATTACACATGAACAAGGAAGAACTCGTTCAGGCGGTTTCCAGCATTACCAGTATGTCGAAGAACGCCAGCCTTGAAGCTGTCGATGCTGTTTTTGAAGCGATTGAAGAATCTCTTATTGCGCACGAAGATGTCACTATCGCAGGCTTCGGTAAGTTTGTTGCGAAGTACCAGAAGGCCAGAGATGCGCGGAATCCGAAGACCGGTGAAAACATCAAGGTTCCAGCCCGTTTTTCGGTAAAATTCTCGCCGAGCAGCATTCTGAAAAACGCAGTTGCGAAGTAATTCATGGGGCTTCACAGCCCCTATACATATTGAAAAATACAGAAAGGATACACTTCTATGCAGGATGTAAGAATCCATCGGGGCGACATTTTCTGGGTTCGGCAGGACTATGCTGCTGTCGGTTCAGAAGCGAGAAAGAATCGCCCAGCAATCATTGTCAGCAACGATAAGAACAATACATATTCCGAAACTGTAGAAATAGTTTATTTAACAACTGCTGAGAAAAAGCCGATGCCTACACACGTTTCCATTGAAACGATGGGCAAGCAGTCTACTGCGCTTTGTGAGGCTGTCTACACAGTTGACAAGGAACGTTTGGAAAACTATTATTGCACGCTGACAGCTGACGAAATGAAACTTGTCGACCAGGCTGTTCTTGTTTCCCTAGGGCTTACCGTCCCCCCTACCTGCACCGTAGATGTATCTCAATCGTTGGAACCAGAAAAGGTACGTGTTCCGCTCAACGAGCCATTCGGATTAGAAGACGCATATCGTGTGATTAAGAAGGAACGCGATACGCTGCTTGCACAGAAAGAAATCTATGAGAAGATCTGCGCCGCTGCGCTGCCGCGTTGGCCGAAGGATATTGAGGTGGGAGAATGATCTACCTTGACCATGCTGCTACTTCGCCCCCACTTCAATGTGCGAAGGTAGCTTTTAATGCAGCATCAACGGCAGTGTGGGGGAATCCAAACTCTTTACATTCTTTTGGGCAAAGTGCCAGAAATGCGTTGGAAGCTTCCCGTGAAGCTGTAGCGCAGTGCTTAAAGTGCAACTCAGATCAAGTGTTCTTTGTTTCATCCGCGACGGAGGCTTGCAGAATCGCGATTGAAATTATGCTTGGTAAATGCCGTGGAGTTACTGCAAGTCTCGTAGAGCATTCGGCTGTATCAAGCATTACCGATCACATACTTATCAGTCGTACAAGCAATGAGTTTCACGGTTTCGCTCATATCTGCACCAACAATGAAACTGGAAAAATATATGATCTGAGCAGAGGTTTTTCAGCGCGTGACATAAATTTCTCCGACTGCACCGCCGCTATGGGTAAGCAGGAAATCAACTTTCGTGAAAGCGGAATAGACTTCATTTGCGGAGGTGGTCACAAGTTTGGTGCCCCGATTGGAATCGGCGTGTTGATCGCGCGAAATTCAGAAGCAATCACAACGAATTTCCATTTTGGAACGCCTTCTGCTCCACTCGCAGCCGCATTTGCAGAAGCATTAGTGTTCAGGACAGACCATATAGAAGAGTTCAAAAATGCAGCAGCCACCTTGCATGACCGCCTGATTGATGGTATCATGAACGAAATACCGGACGCACAGCTTAATGGACGGCTTTACAAGGGAAATGAAATCATGCAATCTCCGTACATTGCAAACGTTTCCTTCCCGAACATCGAGAACCACGCACTTGTCCTGCGCCTTGCGGCTGACGGATTGATGGTTTCGTCCGGTGCAGCGTGTTCTAGCGGAGACAACGCCCCGTCCCGTGTGCTTCTCGCTTCTGGATATTCTGAGGAACGTGCACGTTCGGCCATCCGGTTCAGCTTCGATTACAAACTCGACCTGAATGCAAATGATATGGGCTATAACTACGGGCTGAACCTCGAACGAGATATCAAAATTATTGATGATGCAGTAAAAATCGTGGCGCGGAATGTGCGAGAGTTAAAAAAACTTTTCCCAAAGCGGGACAAAACGTGAAATATCGGTAGAAACACAATCAGAAGCCCATCATGGGCAAATCAAAAATTATAGGAGGCAAACACAATGGCAATGGATATTCAGGATATGGTGGCTGCAATGGCAGCGAAGAATGAAGCATTCCGTGGGAACGAGATGGTTTCTGAGAAGGTCGAGGTATACAGCAAACTCAAGGAACACGCGGCAGCGATTTCCAAGGCAATGCGTACCCCGTGGCACGCGGATGATTTGGAGCTACGTGAGCAGAATACGTTCGTCTACGTTGACTTCCCTCTTCCAGTCAGTATTCTCAATGACAGCATCCGCAATCGCATTTCAGAAATGTACAATCTGGCAGATATGGTGACGCTCGCCGATGTCAACTGTCGGCTGCGCATGACATTCACGGTCGCAAATGTTTGGAAGGAATGAGTGTATGGACGGAAAACTCCGCACGAACGTAATCAACAAGCGCTATACATTCCACGTGCTGTACCGGGAAAAAGATGCTGAGTTCATTACTGTCGAGGCAGAAAGCGTAGATGCAGCAGCGTTAAAGCTTCCGGAAGACCGATTCTGTTCCGTACTGATGTCAGAGGAAGAATGCGCAGACTGAGATTTTTTGGGGAGGGATTGCGATGAGGAAAATTTTTGTTGGGAAGCCAAACGGGCAGCTTCTGGCAAGAGGAAGAGGAACCCCAATGACACCAACGTATGCTGTCGCTAGGGAGCTTTGTCAGCTATGCGGAGGAAACAGCATCGGCCCAATTCACACAACGCCAAACACACTCCGATGGCTTGAAGAAAATCATGGTTTGTTTGGTATATTATGCGGCTCAGACTGGGATCACCAAAAAGAAATCGTCTATATGGGATACAGAATAATCTTTGATTCAGGTGAAGACGGCATCATGTATTTTGATGAAGATCACGACTAATATGCAAAGAACCGAGGGAGTCAATTATCCCCCGGTTCTCTTTTGCTCAGAAGCAGAATGCGAAGCTTACGCCGAGGCTGCTTGAGGCATTGGACGCGCCCGCCTGGCCGTTATCTCTGACTCTGCAAAACATACCGCCGCTGGCTGATGACCGTTCCCACCAGAATTCGTCAACGCCTTCTCTCTTCTTGATCTTCGGGTTGCCCGCCTTGTAATAGTCGTATTGGATTCCTTCTCCGGGTACAGAAGAATGATTCGTCCCAAAAACCTCCACCTCGCTAAGCAGGAACAGCGTGTCCGATACTGTCTCAATCGTCGTGCTGTTGCCCCCCTCAGATGTCTTCTTGTTTACCGCGTGGATGCCGTTCTTCACCTCCGCCGGCATCAGCGCCAGAATCGCAGGCAGATAGGTCAGGCGCATATCGGTGTTCTTCCAGCCGAGACCGCTCAGGTCGGTGCTGTACATCTGCTTCGCTTCGCTGTAACAATCATGCAGTTGGAATGTCAGTGGAGCCGTACCTGAGCCGTCCGTATAGACATCATGATTTTTGCCGATGATATCGATCTGATAATTCGTACCGTTGATCGCCATTGGTTTGCTGTCGCCCACAGCCCAGCTGTCAGGAACGTTTCCGGACTGGCACGCCGCAATGATCGTCTCCCAGCTGTTTGCCGCAAACGCGTCCGCGAGCTCGATCAAAGGCAGCTTCATGCTCTGAGTCCCGATGTTGACGGTCTGTGTCTTAGTGACGTTGTTCAGTGAAGCACTGACGCTCCACTCACCTGGTTCGTAGAGTGTTAATGTGCAACTACCGCTGGTGTCTGCCGTCCCGGAAACTGTCGTTGTGCCTTTTGATGCTGAAACAGATGCCCCCGCGCTCGTTTCCACTACGATTTGATATACTCCGCCAGATGAGTCAGGTATTTCAATGGCTTTTCCACTGACCGAAACCACTTTCCCTCCAACTGTCAATAATCTCATGGTTATTCATTCCTCCATCAATTTGATGCCGCCCATACACCATTGACGACTTTCAACGTTTTCCCATTGTCTGATGCGGTAACTGGGACAGCCGGCATATAGTCCGTCCCCGGAATCGCTGCAGCAAGTGCGGTCGGGTTTCCATCTGCGTCAACAGCAGTCACTTTAAGCAATGAGCCTGCTGTCATTGCCTTTTGAATGTTGATATAGTTTCCTGTCACAGTGTCTTCCAGAAGCAGAACTTCATCATTCGCAGGAACATCAATGTTCAATCTCGCCTGTTGTTTTTGTGCACTTGTAAGGCTCTGCGCAGTGTATTTGAGGTCATGAAGCATGACTTCTCCGGTTTCTCCGTTCACAGAAGCAACGGGGTACGGAGGGGGATTTCCATTGCCGTACAAACTGAGTTCTGCGGAAGTCTTATTTCCTTCAAGCGTAACGCCGTTTACCTGTGGCCTGTTTTGCAATCCATCGTAGTCCGTTGTACCGCTTCCGGAGTATTCCACAAGAGCACCTTCTAGGGTTCCAGCAGCTTGAATATTTCCGGTTCCATCACCTTCCAGAATCCCATCGACCATGATTTTCTGCTGCTTCTCTGCAAGCTGAGTTGGGGTTACGTAGGAACCAGACAAGACAACTGCACCCGTCTTCCCATCAACAGAGGTAACAGGCGCGCTCTGAAGATAATCTGTTCCGGGAACAGCGGCTGTTACACCGCCGTTCCCGTCCCCTTTCAGAAGCCCAACTGCTTCAATCGCGTCTTGTTTTCCAGAAAGTTCATCAGCAGAAATTGCGCCGATGTTGTTTCTTGCCTGCGATTGTTGTGCCGCACTCAGTATTTGTGCGACATAGAGAACGGCGTTTTCGGCACTGCCACCTCCGCCGCCAGACGATGGGCTTCCGCCAAGAATGCTCAATGAACCATTTCCACAAATGACTGCGTTTGTCATGCTGGAACCAAACACAAACACAGTGACTTGAGTCCCAATCGCAGCGTTTTCCATACTGCTCACATACGGGAGCGCAATTTCCCCATCGAACGGACGTTGCACCGTGATTTTTCCATCCAGTGCCGGTTTCGTAACTTGAGCGCGGAAGTACCACACATTGGAACGTGTCAGTTCTTCAATTTTAGGTTTGAAATATTCCCATAGTCTGTCCGCAAACCGTTTCATTTCCTGATTTTCGTCCATTGTGTGTTCCCTCCGCTATCACAGTTTTCTGACGTATTTTTTGCTGACGTATCCTTCTTTTCCGCTGGCTGTTCGCACATAATACCAGTTCTTCGTCTGATACCCATACCATGTGACCAGTTCACCAAACTTGAGTACGAATCGGATTTCGCTGCTGGTAGTAGCGGCAGCACGAAGGTTCAGTCCACTCGCTATGACTTTCAGTTTGACACCTTTCGATGCTGTTTTGTCCGTTTCTATCCAGGCTTCCGACTTTATTGGCTTCGTCTGCGCGTAATTGTTTCCGTATTGCCGCTTGCTCAAGTAGTTTCCGCTTCCGCCCTTCAGCCAGATTGCAACGAATCCACGCAGTTTGCTTGGACGCGCCCACACCTTCGAGGGGGTGACGTAGCTGCTGGACGAGCCGCCGTCAAGATTGATTGCAAAATCGTACTTCTCATTGACGAACTTGTTTGCAACAACGTCCATGGGGACTTGCTTTTCGGTGACAATAATCCCAAGAGTCTTTCCGCACAGTCCCATCGCCGTCCGGGACTTGTTGCCCTCTAGCCCTCTGGGGACGCTAAAATCCTTCGTGCCGTTTTGAACCATAGCAGGGTAGCCACCAACTGCATCTGGTGATGTGACGGCTCCACGCGGTTCCTGAATGGGTGTTTTGTAGTCCTTGAAGCCAATGAACGGTTGCCACCCCTGATATTCCATGGTTCCCTTGTGCTTGACGCCAGAGGCCGGCGTGTATTTTCCGTAGTTGAACAGCTCGGCGTTGATAACGATGTCTGGATACCGGCCATTCCATTGTGCGCGAATTGCTACGCTGCCAGTCGTCTCGCCTCTTGCGTCGCTCATTTTGACGTGTTCGATGCGGTCAATGCAGGAGAATGGGATTTCCACAAAAATGCCGCCTTGGAACTCTGCGTAGGTCACAGACGTAGATTCCGGTTTTGACGGTGGTGTCACGCTCTGCGCTGTGTTTGTGACGAGTTCCCATTTCGGCCTTCCAACGCCGCCGATAGCCGAAGAATTGCGGAAATACCACTTCTTGAATACTCCCCCGCCATTCGCAATCACGACATTGCTTCCAGCTCCTGTGTTTCCTTCGATGGTATAGATTTTCGTGCTATCCACCTTGTATACAAGTCCGGTATGTGTCATGTTTCCGGGATTTCCGAAAAAAATCTGATCGCCCGGCTGCACATTCGCGAGAGTGACAGATTGACCGGCAGACCGGTAGTAGTTGTACGATGCCGTACATCCTGCACCATACGCGCCCTTCGGTTGACATGTCATTTTCATGCCAATGTCGAATCCAAACGCCGTGATGAAGCACCAGTCAACGAACATATCACACCAAGCAAGTCCTTGTTTTGGAGCATGATACGTCCCCCATTTCGCATGATCGCGGGCGTATTTCGTGTAATTGTTCCAGCCGGCATTTGCCGTCTTATCGTCAAGCTGCGCATTCGAAGCTTTTTCCAAATACCCTTCTTCAGCCTCTGCTACGGAGATAAGTTTCTTTTGTGCATCCTGAATCGTCATTTTAACGTTCCTCCTTCCATACGGATGCAATGATTATTCTTGGTCATCGTGTGTTGGCTTGTTCTTGTCTTCGCTCTTTGCGCTTTGGTATCCAAAGTAGAACGTGAGTACCATAACGATGATAGAATAGAAATCTTTCGGTTCCACTCCGCCCTTGAGCGCCATTACGACGAATGCTGTGGTAAGCAAGATTGTAACGAGAGATTTGACCTTGAATAAGTTTTCGACGACAGTTTGCCACCAGTTGTTGTTCATAATAGTTTCCTTTCTCAGTCTTTAAGAACTGACTCAATAATTCGTGCCGTTGCGTCGAGGCCGTACTTGTCGGCCAGTTCCCGGACGAATTTTAATGCGTACTTGCTCCGGTTTTCGTTCTTTGCTTTCCAGAAGTAGAACGCAGTAGCACCACCGCATTCTACAATCCAACCACAAAGAACAGTTGCAGCAGCTGTTTTGTCTTCAACAGCCAAAAAGATGATTATGAAGACGCCCAGCATCAGGTATGAGAAAATTAAGATTTTTTTGCTCCACTCCATGTCACGTCACCACTTCCCACTCGTCCACTTCCCTCTTGATCTTGTCGATGAATGAATTTCCCTTCAAGGCTTTATAGGCTTTGTACGAATACTCGAAGTTCTCGGCTTCATACTGCCGGATTTTCTGTGCATCCTTGTTCTTATAATAAGTGTGCAGCATATCCGCACGAAGCTGACACTTCATCCCAGCTTTGACTGCGCTATCTCCCATGACCCACTCTCGGATTGGCCGGACAAGAATCACCAGTACAGTGCCAATCGTAGTAATACCACCGAAGACGGTCACGATGTCTTTGAAAATATCCATTGTTTTTCTCCAATCGTTTTGTCTGTATAGGCAAAGAGAAAGAGAGCAGTGAACGTAGCCCTCTTTCGCTTCGATCACAGCCCTCTTCGGCTCTTCTACACCGCTCTTTCGGCGCAGGAAATGATTCTGTTTTATTTTGCAATGGGGGGGTGGAATCCACTTGCCGCAGAAGAAGTGGATGCAGGCGCTGATTCCGTATGTGGATTCAATGGAGGATTTGCACGTTTTTGTTTCGCTGCTGTTGGCATCGAGCATTCTGCGAATCAACCATCTGTTAATCATCTTCTATGTCCTTTCTTGTCGAGCGTCTTTTGACGCTATCAATTTGTCGGCTTGTCTTCTTGAACTGAGTTCCTTTGCAAAGCCAATACCGTTTTGTTTCCCCAATTACATAGAATGTTTCTCCTGTTTTGAGTCTAAGCACGAGCTGTGAATATTTTTTCTCCCCCATCTGTATGCACCTCCCTTCTCATTCCGGCCAACTTGTAATCGTCGCGTTTGGGAAATCTACAACCGATACTGCGTTAATGGTCATTGTTCCATTGGTTGCAAGTGGCCGAGTGTAGCCTTGAATCAGATGTCGTTCGACCGGAGAACCGGGTTTGTCTGTCCGGACGATTTCAACAAGGTTATTCTCCGAGATGTGCATCATCTGTATGCAAGAAATTGATACTGCCTTTTGTAAAACTGTCGCACGTTTCAGTTTCCACTCTGCCAAGTCACGGCACTGCGTTGTTGTGTAATACCCGGAAGCGGTTTCTCTGTACGTCTTTCTGCCTATGATATTAACGTTTGTATCACTCGCTGGGTCGAGATTCTGCGCACGGCCGGCAGCTTGCGGATTGTCATCTTGCTTTTCTCCGAGAACAATATAGTCGTTGAACACTTCGGTGTTTTTTATCGTGTATGTTGTTCCAAGAAGTTGTGCTTCATCTTGTGAAAACCTCCACAAAACAGGCTTGTTTGCATCCACAATATCATCTTGCGATGGGTCAATGCGGAGTGCTCCCGTTTGGTCATAACCAATCCAAGCGTTCACCATTTCTGAAAGCCCAAGGCATACGTCAGCGAACGTACCATCGTCACTGTCTACCCGGAGCGTATAGGGGGAATCCGTCAAGTTTGCTGTCGTCCCGTCCGGCAATGCTTGCGTTTTCCCTTTGTAATAGCTGGTAAATACGGGCGGAACGTGGTCAACCAGATATCCGTTTCCCCTATCAAACCGCAAGATGGCTTCTATCGGCTTAAAGATATTTGTCCCAACTGGAACCTCGTATGTCGATTCAAGCCTTCCAAACAAGCTTCCATCAAGGTATGCCCATTTATCAACCAGCGGAAGAGAAACCGTCCGGATATTTGGGTTGAGCGTTTCCTGCGGCTCCGCAATATAAAACACCCCCTGCTGGATGTAATACTCATATCCGCTGGAAAGCACAAGTCCTTCGTCAATGGCGATTTGCTGCCCGAACCAGATGTTATTGACGTTGTAATCATATTCAGCGTCAACGTTGGAGAGCGTAACGTTTGCCGTTCTGCGTTGTCCATTCTGCAAATTACATGTGATGGTTCCGCCTTGGATAAACGTTCCACTTCGTTTGTTTTTTGGATTATTATCGATTGCAAACGCCGTGCTTCCGTCCGGTTGCAGGAAACGAAGTCTGCACAGTTTTGTAAATGATGTGCGGAGTTGGCTCATGTAGTCATTCATGCGCCATGAAGATTCCATCATTGAACCCGGTTGAATGAACTGCTGTGGACCCCATGTTGGGTATAGCGTAACTGCTGCATCCTCCGTATACAATCCACCGAGAGCATATACAGCTCCCCCGCCTACAGAAGTGGCCCATGCAGATTGCGCGTATCCAATTTTTGTGAAGAGTGCTCCTTCCAAAGAAAGAGGAACGCCTTTCACTTTTGTTGCTGTTAGCACTGAACCGGTTCCATCGTTTCCGGGAGAATACGTTATGGGATACGTTTCCGACGGGTCTATCGTATTTTCTTTCCAGAACGGGTATAGCGTGATATCGGCATCTTGTGTGTACTGGCCGCCAAGCGCGTATGATTTTGCTCCGCCGTCCAAAGTAGACCAACCGGTTTGTGTGTATCCTTCCCGCGTAAAGATTGCACCTTTTAGTGTAACCGCTGTACCGGCAGTTTTTTGTTGGATTTGGTTTTCTCCGGTTCCGTTGGCTCCATGCAGATATGATATGGTGAACGTTGTTCCGGCACGTTTTGTGGCCTTCGCCGTAAGCGTTATGGGGGCTGTGAGGTCTGAGAGTGTGAAAGTTTGTGTACTCGATACCTTTTGCCCAGTGCTGTCATACCATCCATCAAATTCGATTGTGTATCCGGATTCGACCGCCAGTTCGCAAGTTATTGTTGAACTCAGCTGAGTTGTTCCGTCATATAAAATATACGGTAATCCGAGAACCTCCGTTCGCACAGACGCAACATTATCGCCAGCGTAGATGACAATCGCATACTTATACCACTCTGCATACATTGTCCAATCTGAAGTTTGAACGTTAAATGGGCTTCCAGGAGCATATCCCATTACGTTGCCTGTGATGGGGTCAACTGTAAACCATACAAACGCTGTATAACCATCACGCGTTGGAACCAACTCGCTCAAGGTTACTTCTTCGTAATCATATGCAGTTTGTGTAGCCGGCGTAGGATATCCGCCATTAGCGTTATATGTGACAGTATGCCGCTGTAGTGGTTCCCACTGGGCTATAGCTCTGACATCTGCATTGCCAACTTGAATTGTACCGCCCGGCTCTACATATCCAAGTGAAGTACCGCTTTCCTGAAAGATTTCCCAATTCACGAATCGGTAGCCTGTCAACCCTGGGGTTTGTGTCGTAACGGTAATATAAGGCCCGTTCACGTCATAGGGGAATTTTTCTCTTAGCCACAGTGTTGACCCAGTGCTTGTCCTGTAGTAGCTAAGTGTATAGGTGGTTTCTTGCCACACACAATACAGGTTCCAGTTTTGGTACATCCGAATACCCATTCCAACGTTAAACTGCGCTGACGTGGAATCCGGGTTAGTGCTATAGCCAAGGAGTTTGCTGGAATACTTCTCAAAGCCGCCCGACGGAAGTGTGTAAAAACTGTCATAAGCAGCCGTATCATAAAGATAGCCAGACCCGCCGTTTGCGTCTATCGTGATTTCGTAACCAGAATTAATAGAAAGCGGCCCAAAATAGGTGGAGTTTAAAACGTCAGTCGCATAGATCTGATACGCTTTGCCTCCAAGTTCAAGGCCATTGAATGTAACCTCAAAGTTATTGTATACATCAGTCGAGGTTAAAGTGGAAATGTTAACACCGCCAAACCTGAGTTCGTAAAGGTATTCATTTGCATCTGGCATCCCGCCAGTGACATTGACTGTTACAGACTGCGCTTCAAGAGCTACAATGTTTATCGCCATAGGTGAACTCACCTCCCCTATTAGTTAGGCCAAGCTCCATCGCTTTCCGTGATGATGATTCTTGCTTCAGACGCGTCCCCAATTTCTACCCACGGGATTTTAACGGTTTGCGCCTGCGCCGCAGAATTATCCATCGTTCCGGACTCGATTGCTCCGCTGATTCTGATCTTCATCAAATCGCCTTTTCTGCTTTTCAGAAATAGCGTATTCTGCGTGATAGACAAGTCCATGATTTCGTTTCTTTCCGAAACAGTGTCGGAATATACGCCATTAGAAATCGTACCAATCAGGCTGCTCAACGTTCCAGTTTTGTAGTTGAACGGGGATGGTTGAACAGTCGGGTATCTTGTGAAGTTCTGTAAAATCTGTGGTGCATTGTTGTTACTGATATCCCCGCTGGACAAGTTCTTTCCGAACGCAAATATCTTTTGCGGGTGATAGACTCCATCCGAATCTTCCGTACAGGATAGAATTGCCCAGTTCCACACGCATATTTGCGTAACGTCGCTCGTAATTGCAGAAGACTGGTCAAAATCTGAGAGTCCGAAAGCCGTGTACCGATATTGAACTCCATTCCTTGCGCTTGCATCAATGAACGAATGCACATCCGTCGCACTTGAGTTGAAGATATGCTCTGTAATGGACCCATCGGTTTGATCTCGGTATACAGAAAGCTGCGTAAAGTAGCTTTGCCCAAATGTGTCACCGTTCAAATCAGATGTGAAATCAGAATAGAATTGCCTTGGAATGTCGTAGGGATGATATGGGTTTGACCAATTTTCAAACTTACGCTTTGTTTCTTCGCTCATGTGTCCCTTGCTCACGAAAATATAGTCAATGTTCACGGCTCCACCAGCGGCGATTGACGTTACTTCTGCGATTGGAGCGATATTCACAGATGACGCATTAGCTGTTGTTTTTCCGTCGGTTGTCCATGAAAGGCCAAGAACATTTAGTTCTCCGTCAATGATGAAGCTCCATTGCTGCATATACGGGACAACCGTAGTGCTCTGCCGTCCCCCATTCAGCAAGAACTCGACATTGGCCGTCACAGTCCTGGAAAGCAGCACATTAGACGTGTTTCCAACAACAAGGAACTCGCCGTTTCCGAAGCAGCAAGTAGCGTACTCGCGATCATTATTTTCCGCGACAACATCCCATGTGTGTCCATCCACCGATTTGACAACACCTGCGGCCGTAGTAGCAATAAATCTACCATCACCGAAGCACGTGCCAAGGCCCTCTGTCTGTCCGGAAGGAATACTTGCGGTTGACCAAGTTTTACCATCGTAACTATAAACACTGTAAGAAAATAGTCCTGATGCAATAAAAACTCCGTTTCCAAACGATATACTGCGCCACGAACCTTGAGGCATGGGCGTATAGCTCCAATTTAATCCATCGTAGGAGTACACCGCATAGTTGGTCGTTACGCAAACATACATTCCGTTTCCGTATGCGATCGACATAATCATGTATCCATTACCAGATGGAACATTGCATTTTTCCCATGTAGCACCATCGGAAGACCGGTATATACCCGTGCCGACTGCGTAGAACTTGCCGTTCAGGAAGCGGATGCAAGTGAATGTGTTCCCTGCCGATGCGGTAGCGGTCCAGTTGATTGCGTCCGCAGATGTTGCAAAGTAGCCCACGCCAGCTGCTACAAAAACGCCATTGCCGTAGCAAATACTAGCCCAATTCATTACGCTTTCATGGAGCGTAGATTCATCCCACTTTGTTCCCGTCGTAGAATAAGCCGCTTTGTTGCTGTCTGTCGCTACCGCGACATACTTTCCATTCCCATAACATACATCTCTCCAATTTGACTTGCTTGGCATGATGTTTTCAAACGCAAGGAACTCTACGTTTGATGTTACGTTGGTCGTGAACATCGCCTCTTGTGTTACAAGTTCACTCCCACCAGCGTAGACGGCCGTTGTTCCTGAACTTTCTCCGTCTCCAACGAGAAAGACACGGTTTGCACCCTCAAATAAGAATGCGTCGTTTAATGGCGTACCCAACGGGAAAACACTCCACGTTTTTCCGTAATCAGAACTATACGCGTAGTTGCCATTTTCATTTTCAGTCGCATATAGATGTCCGGTGGAGTCGCCGCAGATAGAGCTAGTTCCGTTTATAAACTCGGATATATGCGAAAGTATATTCCACTGTGTTCCATCAGAACTGGCAAGTATACTATTGCCATCGTTTCGTGCTACGTAAAATTTTCCATTGAAGAATGTGATAGAACTTAGGAATCCTTGCCCGGATGCTGAAAGCGTCCACGTCGTTCCATCGGGCGAAACATATAAGTTTCCTATTTCGGTTCCAACTACATATTTTGGGGTTCCTTCAATTTCGCCGAACGCAATTGTGGTCGGAGTGCCGCTGAACGGTGCCTCCGTCTCTACCCAGCCTTTGTCATTTGCTGTGCTTCGTGTATAAACGATACCTTCACCTGCCGCAACAAATAGATGATTACCGAAGCAAATTGTGGAAAGTCCAATAGATGATGTCGATATCGACCATGCGTTTGCGCTGGTTGCATAGGCTATTTTCTTATCGCCCCTTGATACAGCAGCATATTTGGAATCTCCGTATGCAATTCCACACCAGTCGGAGTTCGTTCCGCTTAGAACATTTCCGGAGTAAAGCCATGTTTGCAAATCGTTGCTGTACCATTCACTGCCATTTCGCAAGACAATTACATAGGTCTGCGTCGATTCACCAGTAAAGACACATGCTGCACCATATGCTCCAAAAGGATAGCCGCTTGGACTGTCAGTAACTTTTATCGGGCTAAATCCATTGACCGACGCTTTGCACTTGAGAGAAAGGACATTTCCTTCTGGCAATCCTTTCCCATGCCAGCAGATGTCGAACGGCTGCTTTATTGAAAGCGGCACACCGTTTTCTGTAGACCATACGACTTTTGCGTTTTCGTCCGACGGAAGTGTAAGGTAGCTGTCTGATATTTTGATTTGGCTGTTTTTCACTCCCGGAACACGCTTGATTTCCGGAAGCTTTACAGTGATTCCATTCCCACGCGTCGATTGGCAAACGGTCAGGTTTGCTTGGATTGGATTGACCGTATATTGAACAGAAACGTAGGCAAAGCTGGATGTTTCAACCCCGTTTTCTGTTTGAACAAGGCACTCTATCAGATATGTGCGTCCATTCAAAAAACCATCGTATGGGAACGTGAGTTCAGCAGTACCATAAATTCTTCCTGTGTCTTCGAGAATGATTTCTTCTTTTTCGTCACTGGACGAAATCCTCCATCTACACCAGTTGAGTGCATCTCCTTGCTCTTGAGTATAAGATGCAGTAAAAGTAAATGAGCGCGACTTCAACGGTGTCGGTATCGTGCCGATGGCAAGTGTTGGGTTGCGCCTTGCACGAAACACACTTGCGCTGGATTGTGTTACAGAATCGGTTTCGTTCCACCATTGCTGAATGACGATCTTGTAGTCGCGTCCGTTTTCAATCTGCGCAAGCGAAAGTTGCTCATGATAGATGGTGTAGTTGAACACCTGCACGTTTCCAGCATAATCTACTCCATAGAACGGGCATCCATAAGTCAGTTTTCCGGTAGAAAACAGCTGCGTAGATATTGCGTTGTTCGCATAAATGGTGATTTGGAATGCGGTCATAGGTGAATTCCCATTGACCTGCCAACTCACCGTGAGAGCATTGTTTGCATCGATTACACCATTGCCAAGTGCCCCAGCCATGCTGGGAGAAATATTTGTCGGCTGATATAACATTTTGATTCCTCCGTTTGTTCGTGTTAGGAGAAGTTTCCGAGATTGTGTGCGATGTCTGCAAATTGTTTCAACGTCATGCCGCTTGCCTGCGGTTCGTTGATTGTAATGCCGTTGAACTTATACACGTTGCCATTGTTTTGGGTTCCAATGCTGTGGTTATCATACGAAGCGTTATGAACGGCATTTGCGTCAACGCCATTGCTTGACATCATCCATCTGATGCTATCCATGTTCTGACTGAAGTTTCTGTCCTCAACAGGTGTCAGGACACGTTTTTTTAACATAGCTGTCACATCAGGCGGTGTGATTCCTTCGTCCTGCGTAGTAGCCTTGATGCCGCCCATGCCGTGCAGGATACCGCCTCTGTCGTAGACCTTGTATGCGATGCCATACTTGTCTGTGATAGATGTTGTCCCGTCTGCGTTTTTCACCCAGTGGGAACCGTCACCGCCGTTCAGCTCTTCTCCGGCGAGTGCATTGTTCAGGAAATTCAATCCGTTTGCACTGGAAATTTTATAGTTTTCACCTTTTCCGTCCAGCCGAATCGCCCAAACAGTTCCACTATATTTCGGGCCAGTGTTCGAGCCTCCTGATGAATCGCCAGTTCCGTTTCCTGGATTTACAACATAAGAAATTCCATTCTTGTCGACAATGGTTACTGTTCCGTCTTCGTTCTTCGTCCATGTAGAACCATCTCCGCCGATAATGGACTCGCCTGGTTTTGCATTATTGACAAAATCAATGCCACGGTCGCTTCCAATCTCATATCTAGCTCCGTTCGCAGAAACGCCATAGAGTTTCTTTTCCGTTTCTTTAACTGCGTTGGAAAGCTGCGACACATCGAATCCGAACTGCCGGAAAAGCTCTGCGTTTTCCTGAATGATCTGACGAAGCTCCGGCGTGGCATTCTTCCAGATATCCTGTAGGATTTCACCGATGCCGCGTGTCTTCTCTTTGAGCGATTTCAGGAAATTGTTGTAGTTCTTTTCAAGCGCATCATACTGGGCATTTATTGCGTCTTTTTTGGCTTCCAATTCGGCCAGTGCAGCTTCGTAAGCCATGTTTGCCTTGAAGTCCTCAAGGTCTTTTTTAGCCTCGTCCAAGGCTTTCTGTGCGCTGTCAACTTCCTTCTGGTCAGCCACCCATTCCCACTGACCGGTGCGAGCATTATACTGCCGAACTGTACGTTCATTCTGCGCATCTGCAAGCTTGGCCTGCGCCTGTTGTACAGCAAGGATTTTTTCTTCGAGATCAAGCTGCTCATCACGCGTTTCCTTCTGCTGCTTGAGCGCATCGATCTGCGCGTCAATGGCATCGAGTTCGTTCTGCCGTTGATCTGAAAGATCAGAAAGCTTATCCGACATAACGCCTTGCAGTTCATTCAGAAGATCGTCCGTGTTCTTGAGTGTCCCGTTTATTTTTTCCTGCCACTCCCACCATTCGGCAGAAAGCGCGTTAATATCCGACTGGCTTCCGCCGATGGACCGCAGATACTGCGCCTGCGCATGGAGCGCCTGCTGGATCTGCCGCATCTTATCCTTCTGCGTGTCCTCACTGGCATTCTGCTTTTCCAGCAAAGTCAGCTCGGATTTCAGAAGCTCAACCTTTTGCTTATGCGCTTCAAGGTTTGCATCGGAAGAGCTGCCTCCGCCACCACCGGAAGAAGTCTTTGTTTCCGGGATTTTCGACGCAAGCGAGTTCCAATAGTCAATCAGTGCTTGATCGTTGTTTTTGGCTTTTTCCGCCTGACTCTTGACGTATCGCTGCGCTTCTGCCGCAGACATACCGTATTTTTTCTGAGCATCCTCGACAGTCATACCGGCATCCCGGCCGATGTTGTTCAGGCTAATACCTGCAATCGCGGATTGCGTAACTCCCGCCTGCAATGCGAGTGCTTGAAGCGCCGCTATTTTGTCAGATACAGACAGCGCAGTGTTGTTGAAGATAATCATCTGTGCAACAACACCGTCTATAGCATCGTCCGTCACACCGGACTGCTTCGCTGCATTTTTCAGGCCGGTGACGAAGCTCCCCATTGCTCCACTGGACTTCTTCGTGACACCGATGAGGTCATTCGTCGCGTCAACATCGTCTAAAATTGCGTCTACGAGGTCACGCAGCTTTTTCTCTGAAACATCGAGTTTGCCGTTTTCGTCTGTCAGCGCATTTACATATTGATCGCTCATGGAAATCAGCGACTTCATTGTAGATGCAGAGACTCGGCCATTTTGTTGGTACTCAGCAAGCGCCTGCGATGCGGTTGTAAGGTCGCTTTCCTGCTGCTTCAGCGTCTTTGCGTACTCTTGGAGCGTTTCGGTAGTGGTTTTCGCGCTTTCGCCGGTTTCACTAAGTGATTCAGAATAACCGTCCTGTGCAGTAGATGCGTCTTCGGTCGCCGTAGCGGATTGTTCCTGCGCTTCCACATAACGTTTTGCTTCTTCCAGCGGCATTCCGAATTTGCTCATCGCGTCACTAACTTTTACCGCAACATCGTAAACGCCCTCCATTTTCATGTAAGCGTCATACATCTCACGTTGCTTGTCAGTAACTTTTTCGCTGTCGTAGCCAAGTATTTCTATTGCTGTTGCAAGTTTTCCAGCTTCTTCTCTGGCCTGTTCGAATCCTCTGGCATTTTCCTCAGATATTTGCCCAGTTGCAGACATCTCACTACCATAACGTGTGAGTTCACCTGTCAGTAGCTTGTAATAGTCATCGCCAGTCGTAACGGTGAAGTTATTGCTGTATTCCTCTGTTACGACGCGGTTTGCTGAAGAAAGCTCCCCCTCTGCTTTTCGCTTTTTTCTTTCATCCAGCAGTTCGTTTTGACGTTCTAACTGCCTGTTTTCCTGTTCCAGTGCATCTCGTTCGGCCAGAATAGCGGCTGTTCTTTCGTTCCATGGGAGTTTGTTGATTTCCTCGATTTTTTGCTTATTCTGGTCAATTTTGCTTGTATTCTCATCAATCTCAGAGTTTAATTCCTCATAAGACTTTCGTAATTCTTTTGTAGCCTCTGCAGCAATTCCAATCACAGTGGCTAGTCCCGCAACTGCTAGAACCCAAGGATTCAAAGACGCAAGATTGAATGCCGCAAATGCTTTTTTTACAGCCCCAACGGCAATACCGATTCCGTAGATGGATGTGGCAACAGCAGCAGCAGTAATTACAACATGGCCGAAGTCTGAGTCGAGGATTTCCACTGCGTCGGTAAGAAGTTCGATACTCCCCTTGGCAACGTCAGTGTCAACCATATGGCTGATGAATTCAGTCCATGTGTTATTAAGGATTTTTGCCTTGGCATCCCAGCTTGTCAGCATAATGTCGACTTCCTTGTCGGCACTGCCAGCGGAGTTCGCTACCTTATCAAGCATTGCGGCGTACATATCATAGTTCTTGATGAGCGCGTCGAGCTGGTTTGTACGGAGTTTGCCACCAAGATCTGACTCAATCTGGGCGAGTTCGGCCTGCGTCAGAACGCCCTCTTTGTATGCTTTTGCAAGACCCGCAACAGCTTCCATCGGGTTTACAATGCTGCCTGTTGCCTGCGCTGCTTTCATGGCGTCTTCCGAGTACGTCCAAAGGACTTGATTCAGGCTCTCAATTTCCTCTTTTGTCCATGTAATGCCGTCTTCTAACTCAGTTTCGGTATCGCCTATGATATTCAGGATGAGCGCACGCGCCGCCGTCGCAGCTTTTGTGCCGCTCTCCTGCGTGACAGCGGTAATGGTTCCGAGCATTGAAATTAGTTGGTCAATGGACATATTCGCCATTGATGCAACGTTCGCAACAATCGGGAAGCCTTCTGCCATCTTCTGAATAGAAGTGGCGTAATGGTTTTCGATCTCATTAGCCTTGTCGAGAACGGTATTGAGTGCAGTAACATTGCCTTCAAATTTGAAAGCAGCATCAGCGGAAAGGATGAATTGGTTCGCAATACTGGAAGTCACATCGCCGACAAGCTGCGTCTTCGTTGCAAGCTCGGCCATGTCTTCCGACATATCCTTATAGCCGGCTTTGGCAAACGTTCCGACGGATTCCAGATAGTCTGTGACCGCAACGCCGTATTTGGATGCAGCCTCATACGCTGTATTGCCCAGTTTCTCCATTTCGGCGGAAGTATTGCCAGTAACCTTCTGGATAGCCGTCATTTCCGTATCGACCTGTTTCATCGTATCGATAGCTTCAGTAAACGACCGCTTTACCTTTGCAACAGCCGCATTTACGACCTGCCAGACGGTGATTTTACCGACAATGTGGCTGAACGTGTCACCAAGGACATTGGTGGAGTTTGTGAGCTTATCCGTCTCGTTGCGGGTCTGCGCGTAGTTTGCACGAAGGTTTTTCAGCGAACCAGAAGCGTCCTTTACGCCAGCGACAAATTCCTTATCGCTGATAGCACCGTTTTTCCAGCTGCTATACAGGTTTTCGAGTGCAGCACTCGCCTGTTTTGCGTCGGATTCTATTTCAGAGAATGTACCGGTTGGATATTTCTCTGCTGCGGATTTCATCTGCAAGCCGAGGTCTGCAAAGCCTTTGCGGAGTGTGTCGACCTTGGATGCAGCGTTCTCGGTTTCTTTTGCCTGTTCCTTTGCGGCCTTTTCGGCCTTTTCAGCGGCTTTCTGCGCCGCTTTTGCCATCGCATCGTAGTTGGTAGTTGCCTTTGTCTGAACCGTCGTGTATTGCTGCGTTTCTTCGTCCAGAGTCCGAATAATCTCAGTAGTCCGGCCAAGGCCCTCGTTGACGGTTTCAATCGTTCGGGTCGGTGCGCCATCCGCCGCGCCTGCCCATATACGCGTGAATTTTCCACTCAGCCCATCAACATTTTGCGTCATGGCCTGCACGGAGCTGTTAAAACGGTTAATTGCTTCAAGCCCAGAGGAATCAACGGTGAAATTCAGTTTCTGAGCCTTCAAGTTATTTACGTCCTTAATCAGCGAATCAAGCTGCGTCCGAACGACTTCTACTTGAAGTTGAACCTTTTCAAAATCTGCCATTGTATCTTCCTCCTGTTACTTCGGGTCAAATCCATCTTCTTTAAGCTGATATCGGAGCGCGTCAGACATTAAGTTTTCGCGCATCACAATTCGTTGGGCTTCTTCGTGGAAGGGACGTGCCTGTTTCGACTTGTAAATCTCTGACTTCTTCCATTGATAGCCCTTGCCGCTTTCTACAACCGGCGCAATCAAACGCCCAGTATCATCATCCCGGCTCTTGTCCTGAACCTCCAACGTCATAGTCGATGGGTCGTATTTCGACTCCATAACGCTCCAATCTTGGAGACCGCCCGGTTTTCCAACCTCGTCACGACGCACATACGGCATGTAGTCGCCTCGCTCATAAGCGTCGTAGACTTCCGTCTGCACAGCCTCGACGATTGCGGCCTTTACGCTATCTGTTACAGGCCCTTCCATCGCCTTGCGGATGGACTCATCGAGTGCCGCGTTGAACCTGTTCACAAAACTTTCAATCGACATATCTGCCTCCTGAATGTGAAAAATGCGCCAATCCGCCATGTTCTAAATGATGGACTCGCGCATTTCCCGGAGAGGATTTCTCCCCTCCGGGACGCAGTTTGTTTAGGTCGAAGTAACTTCAACTTCGCAGGTGTCCTTGAAAGTGGATTCACCAGCCGCGTAGCTGACATCAATGGTGAAATCACCAGCGGTCGTGCCTGCGGTAATCAGGCCGGTCTTCTCGCCGACAGTCGTGCCGGATGGAGCACCGGTCGCGGTGTAGGTGAAGGTAGCAGCGTCACCCTTGACCAGTTCGCCGTTCTTCATGGCAATACGCGGCTGCATCTGATAGGTGCTGGACGACTTGAGGGAAATGCCGCCGATGCTGGCAACGATACCCTCGATTTCCTCAACACCGGAGCCGCACGGCTGGTAGATGTAGTACGCAAGGTCGCTGCCTGCACCCGTGCATTCGTCGCAGCCATCGGTGATAACGTCGGGATCATAGGCGATTGCCTGACCGGACAGGGACGTGGTATCGTTGCTGGTCTGGTCGCCGGTAACACCGCCGTTCGCACCAAACTTCAGTGACGGAATGATGATGTAGAGCGTGCCGACGCGAGTGCCCTCGTTCTGTGCGGAGCCGGAAGCAGTGGAGAAGACCGCAACGGTCGCGATGAAATGAACGACCTTCGGGTCCATTGCCGTGGTGATGGTCGCGATCTGTGCAGTGGCCTTGTTGACGAAGTAGAAGACCTTGTAGGTCTTGCCGGACGTCGCGGTAAATCCAGTGACTGCACCGGTAGTCGGGTTCAGGTCATAAGAAACGCCGCCGGTCGCAATCGGAGAAGCAGCATTGACCTCTTGTACATAGCAGAAGATCTTGGAGAAGCCCTTCTGTGCAACAGGCGTACCCTCGGTGATGTCGATGGAAAGCGCCGTTCCGTTCGCAGTAACAGTCTGGCAAACCATAACTGGCGCGTTGTGGCGGAGCATTGCGCCCATCTGAGCGGCCTTCGCCCACAGGTTGAAGTCGGCTGCCGTGAACTCGACGTTGACGGAAGCGTCAGACGGGAGCGTGGTAGCAATAGCGTTTCCGAGGCCGGCACGGATTTCGCCAATGGTGACGCTCGGCGTGACATTGCCAGTCTGGAACTTGTTGGAGAAGTAGAGAATCTGACCGGTCGTCTTGTCGGTGCAGATCGCTTCGCCGATGCCCTTTGCATAAAGGCGGGAGTCAGTAAATCGAATCATTCTTTTGTCACTCCTTTGTGTGTGTTTCAAAAAGATGTTTGTGTGTGTTATGTGGTCTGGTTTCCTGCATTTTGGACAGCCCGCATACCAGCGCCGCCGGCGAACGTTGACATATCAATGAGTCCGCCGCAGTAGTCGATTTCACGGTCATACAGAGGACTTGGGAACGGATTTCCATGCTTCCACTTTCCGCCCTGCGACTCTGCAAAGCTACAGGTGATGTACCCAACGAGTCGTTGAACCGCATCTCGTCGCAGCAGAAGCTTCAAAATCGGCCATTCTTCCATGTCCGCTTCGTCGGCCCCCGAAAAAGTAGCGATTGTTGCTTTCAGCGTCTCTACGCGGTATTGCAGTTTCGGTGCGTTCATTTCTGCAAGATCGCGTTCTGCCTGAACCAACTCAGGGTTAGCGTTCTCTGAAACAAGTTCAATGCCGTTCTGAGCCGCTAAAATTGGTCGCAGACGCTGAAACTGCATGGGGGTAATTCTTTTCACTTCCCCATTCACAAAAATAAGCACACTTTTCAGCCGTGTTGGGTCATTTGCTTGCAACTCAAGGTCTACAAGTTCTATCCGTTTTTCGGATGGTAGGCCGTTTCCTACTCGCATTGCGAGTAAAAGAAATAGAATGCACTTGTAGAAAAGCCCGCTTCCGGGCTGTCCGGTTTTTGCCGCGTCAAGTTCCAATGTGTAGTACGACTGCAAAAGAGGCTTTGAAAGCATCGTCACAGGGAGACTCTGCTGCATAAACTCGATTGCGGGTCGTGCTGTTGTGAATTCATCAATGTCCTTGACTTGGATTGGATATAGGGTCAAGCCTTCGGTTTCGATAGGTTCAAACCGCCGAACAGCTTTTGCCATTTCAAGAGAAAGGTCTTGCATTTTTTATTTCCTCGCCTTTCTGATTGCCGTGTTAAGCAAAAAAGAGGGCTACCGGCACAATCTAATGTGTCGATAGCCCTCTTCGGCTCTTCCGCGCCGCTCTTTCGGCGCGGGTCAAATATTTTTCTATTCAGGTATATCCATTTCGGAGTCACACCACTCCACGCTCATGTGCGGCATGCGGCCAATATGATTTCCGTAGTCGAATATACTCTTGCTTCCATTGTCGGTGTGTGTGTACCGGTCGAAGTCAATGACGCCGATTCCGGTGATGTTTACTCCGTGAAGTGCTTCGATGATGCACTGCTCGATACTGTAGGCTCTGGAATATGCGTCTGTCCGCGTGGTGTTCTCCATGTTGACATTTACAAGGATTTCAAACTGCAAACCGAGAACCGTATGGAAATTGTCTTTTGCAATGGTTCTTCCCATATAGAGTTTCAGTATCGTGTCCGCTTCTGTATCGCTCTGCCCCCAAACTCTTTGTGGGTATATGCGGTATCCCTTCGGGTGCCGTTGCTTGTCTTCCGCTGTGTTCAGAACTGGATTATCTCCGTCAAAAAGCATGGACAGCTTTTCTTGCGGAGTTGGAAGCGGGTTTGCAAGCGGATTCGCACCATCGTACCAGAGATATTTCATCAGCCGGACACGGGCGCGGTCGTTATCGTCCTTCGGTGTGTAGCCCGGCAGCGGCAAATCCATTAGGTACTTCAGAATCTTGATTGGGATTTCTTCAGTGCCGCGAAGCCTGTTGAAACCCGTCTGAATTCTTTCATATGGATAAGAGTCCGAATTGACCGAGACTGCCATATCAGCCTTCCTCCGCCTGCTTCTGCCGCGTTTCCATGTAGTCGGTGAATGCCTTCTGTGCGTCTTTTAGCTCGTTCAGTGCGCCGCTGACCGCCTCTGGTGTGGTCTGCTGCTGCAAGGCCATGATGATGCGCGTGACTGGTTCATTCATGACCTGCGTCAGCCCGTAAATTTCGGTGTTCAGACGCTTTTCAAGGTCACGCATATCCGAAATCGCGTCAAACGCCTTGTCCCTGACTTCGCCGTCGCAGCGTTTCAGCCGTTCAAGCTGGTTCATAATATGACTTGAGGCAAAGCGGTCATATTCCGATTCGGTCATGAGCCAAGGGTTCTTTTCAAATTCATACGGCTCGCTGAGATAGAGTTTGGCATATGCCGCCATAAGGACGCGGCTCTTGATCGCCGTGTTTTCCTTGTACATGGGAGGCATGGGAACGCTGTCCAGCCCCTTATCGATTTTCAGTTCTATGCGGTCGAAGCACAAGTCTGCCGCTTCCTTAACGAACTGCATTTTCTCGCGCAGCGGCACATAGTCCGGCATCTGCATGAGATTTTCCTTTGTGATTTGAATTCTGTCCATACTTTTCACAACTCCTTCCAGATCGTATGGTTTCAGTGAGTGTACGCTAGGTTTTGATTTTACAGTGGGAAGATTCTGCAGAAACTTCCCACTTTTTTGTTCTGCCACACAGATACTGATGTGCACACCAGTCGTGTCGAGCCTTCTTCTCCGTCAGATACCGGCAATGCAGGCTGACATCGCCGTTCTTGCGGTAGGCATATTCGCACGTTTTTTCCATGCTATTGCTCCTTTAGCCGTTTACGGCAATTTTCCGTCACGCATAAGTAGCCCGCCATCTGCTGTTAAAAAGCTCATATATCGCTTCCATCCTGTTTATTCTTGACATTATACCTGTTCCTGCCAACCAGCCGGATATGCCGCTGGTGAATATACATTCGCGTCAATCAAGCTAATGTAATGCTTTCCATTGAACGTCACCTTGTCACCCTTTTTGTAAGCATCATGCGCACCAGTAGGTTGCACAAATTCAGGCCATTCATCCAGTGAAACGACTACGAACAGCGCCGGTGTAATATCAGGTGTCCAGTCTGCCTGTGAGGTATGCGCCTGAACCACGCGATATAATACGCCATTATATTGTAGCCGCTCATCTACCACATAAGTATGCCCTACTACCCACTGTGGGAATAGCTCTACTGCCTGTAGTGCGTCCTCGTCAGTTAGACTAATAGCTGCTTTTTCAATATACGGACGTAATGCTCTAGCTCTTTCTGTATATGTCATTCTTCTTCTCCTAATAGAATCTTAGCGGCGGTTTCCGCATCTTTCCTTAGCTCTTGCTCTGTTTCGAGTTGAGTCTTTTTACCCATTTTACAAGTGTATGTGCCATTCCTATTGTCCGTAATAGAACCCGCTACATTATAATCTGAATTGTCCCATTCCTGAACTTGTTCCTTTGTTTCTCCTGTTGGATTTCCATCTTTATCGTAAACTGGAACTGTGTCACGCTGAACGATCGACCAGCTCAGTCCGTTCACAAACAGCTGCACGGCAGCTGCATACGTCGTTTCTAGCGTGACGGCCTTGCTCTCACGCCCGCCCCAGTCCCGATCAACGAGCTTTCCGTCGATAATTGCCGGGTGTTCTGTGCCATTTGCCTTAAAATAGATCATATATACCTCCGTCATAATGTTTTGAGGGTTACATCCGCCTTGCTCCCATATTCTAAGCTGCTGGATCTGTCTATAACAATATTGCAGTTTCCCATCAACAGATACTCGTGGTTAACCTCGCCATTCGTGCCAAACGCCTTTTCAGCCACAGGGTCGCCGTCTATGAATATTCTTGCAACAGAATTGGAAGACCCTGCCGCCACTAGCGTAATGGATGTTCCTTTCTCAAGTTCAAACGTCCCTTCGGTTCTTTTTTTCCCTTCTATAAGCACATGGCCCCAGTTATTTGCACTCGCATTTTTTGTCGTCACGGTAACTTGCACTGGGTTGCTTAATTTGATATTGTATGACGTTCCGCCAACCATCGTTCTTCCACCGTAAAGCCTGTAACCAGTTCCATCAATCTTTGCGATGCCGCTTTTAACCGTGTAGGCCGTGCCGTTAATCAGTGTTCTATGACCCATACTCGCAAGCCTCATTCATACTGCCACGCGATTTGGCCGTTGACAATCGGCGTGGTTTCTGCCGCAAACAGCGCTTCGCCACGGGCCATGTAGGTCGTGTAATTGCTATTCGCAACATTGACTGCATTAGTACGATTAAGTGCTGTATGGATATCACTAGTTGTTGCAGCTCCAAGCTCGCTTGCGGTTAAAGTAACAACGCCTGTTTGTCCGTTAACGCTTGTCACGGGATAAGGAGGCGGATTAGTAGCGCTGTATTGCCGCACATTGTCTACGTTCCCAAGCCCGACGTCGGATTTTCCGAGCGTCACCACGCCGGTCTTGCCGTTGACACTGGTGACGGGGGCGGTCTGCAATGCCGTTTCTGCCTTTTCTAAACTCGACTGGACGCTACTGGACAAATCTGATTTTGGGATTCCACCCGTTGGCATTGTATATTTCTCTTCAACGTCTTTTTTACGAGGAATGGATAAATCCTCGCTATATCTTCCTAAATTCTTCATGACGTTCCTCCAACATGGCCTCCCACGGTATTTCACGCGGGAGGCGTTGCGTTCATCATCCGATTGCAACGGCACGGTACGCTCCGGCGTTCAGAGAAGTCACGCTTGCGTCAGTCTGGTTGATGGTGATCGTAATGCTGTTATCAGTGCCAATTACTACATCAGTCAAAACCATTGCATTTGTAGCCGTTTCGTATACCTGCACCAGCATCGGAGTCTGCGGGCCATTTGTCTGTGCGGCGATCTGCCAAGTGAATGCGCCGCCGGTTGCGGAAAGCACCGGATTTGTAATCGAATACTTGTGCAGATTTTCAGGAGCGGCCTGCCACGTTGGAGCCTGTCCTTCTCCGTTGGAAGTCAGAACCTGACCTGCCTCGCCACCAGTCGTGGGAGCATAGAATGTTGGGTTCGGCGTTTCTGCACCGTTCTGTGTAATGGTATTCTTGGTTGCACCCTCGGCAACGGTGCCCAGCTTTGTCTTGTCCACTTTGCTGAACTGCGTATAGGTTTCGCCCTCGCCGATATCGTCCTGTGTCAGCACAACAACGCCGGTTTTTCCGTTTACAGAGTTCACGTCAGACGGATTGCAAAGGACATAGACCGTACCGCCCCAGCGGTACTGCTTGTTCTGGTAGCTGCCCTCCGTCATGACAATGTAAATCTTGCCCGTTTCCGGAGTCAGCGGAGCGCCCCCCTCAGTAGCAGAAAGCCAATCAGCCGCTCTCGGCGTGGTGCCAACGATATACGCCTCAACGACATCATCGACATAGCTGGGCAGCTGGCCAGACGGAACAAGACCGTCTGCGCCGAGGGTTGCAACGCCGTTCGGCTGCCCCTTCTCAGATGCGGGAATCTTGGCATTAATCTGTGCCTGCGCATCGGATGTAAGGCCGGTAATGTACTGTGCGCCGACGATTTCAACGACTTCCGCCGCCGTGATGTGCCCGGCCTTATCGATTGTAAGAGAAACCGTGTGTGTCGCATCGCCATACTGACCAGCAGCTACACCGGAAAACACATGTCCGAGCGTGATAATCTTGGTTGTGCCGTCTGCGTTGACATGAATCCACTTATCACCAGACGCAAGAGAGAATGTATCGGTCTTGCTGGTCGCGGAAACCGTTGCCGCTGCATTCTGGCCTGCTACTTCGGTGGTGTCATTCGTACTCTGCTTCGGAATTGTGATGTTGGAGAACGCGTTCTGGTTGACTTCACCGCCTCCGGCTACTGCATTCTTAACAGCAGTATCGAGCGCAGCAAATGCTTTCTGAAGCGTATCACCATCGGCAATATAGCCACCATCGACCGGCTGATAGTCGTTCAGCGTAAGTTCTACGACTTTCTTTGTTGTGACAGTTCCATCCGTTCCGAGTCCAACAATTACTGCTTCGGTACTTCCCGCTTGACTATAAACAACGCCTACCGGCTTCCACTTTTCGCCGTCGTACTGATAAATAATCTTATCGTTTGAGTTGGTATAGACCTGCCCAAACTTTGGGTTCGCAGGGGCCGTAGCCAGCGGCTGAAGCACCGCATTCTGAATTTCGTTTTTGTTGAGGTCAAGGTTTGTAAGAACGCTTCTACTCATTGTAAGTTTCCTCTCTTTCCATGTTCAGGTCAGTTGAGATATGCTTTTCCGGAGAATGGAGCAGTAAACGCAACGGACAATTTGTTCTTGTCAATATACTGCACATCCCCCACAACTTCTGTACCCGCGCTATCTGCAACTGATACAGATGGGTATTTGCCGAGATTATGCTGTATCATCCATAAATCGGACGCTACATTTTGTGTGAATGCGAAGTGGAGGTCATCACCTGCTCCAACGCCGATATTCGCGCGTGCGCGCTGCTGTTCTTCTGGTGTAAGGTTTTGTTCTACATCGTATCGGACTGCGCCCAATGCGGCATTTACGCCCGCCGCCATTACCGTTACACTAATGTTTCCATTTACCGCGCCGATTTCAACCGGAATATCATCCGTGACTGTGCCGCCCGATGAATCCGCATCGATCAGAATGCCACGGTTCGAAGCTGTCAGGATTCGGATTTGACGTCCGATGCCGCCGAAGATATTTCCGCCTTTGAATTGAATTCTCGCCTGCGGTTCCACATTCCCGCTCATGGCGAAGGATTGCTCCTGCTCTACTGGGAAAAGCCATTTCCCACTCTTGTACGTTACATCGCCCGGATACTGTCTGGACAGCTTTCCGAGGTTTAGGACAACGATTTCCACCATGTCCTCCGTGATGAGCGTGCCGTCCAACATTCGCAGGACAAACGGCATGGAGTAACTATCACCTTGCATAATTGAAATTGCCATATCAGATACCCTCCAGACCGATTTCTACGCTTGCTGTGTATTCTCCAAATGTCGCCGTCACCTTCAACGGTGCATCACTTGCGGACCAGCAAGTAATCTGTGTGCTGTTCCCTGCTTCCGTCGCAGTGTAAGACATCGTATCCGCACCAGAATAGGCGAACGTTATTTTATCTAACCGCTCTTCTCCGTTTTCAAAATACGCGGCTTCTATTGTGACGGACTCATATGGGCGAAGCTTGTCCGGAATATTCCCTAGGAACGCGACCTCGTTTCCACTTTCTACAGGAACAACGGTTATTTCGTATTCCTCTCTGATGCTTCGATTCTGTTCTAGCGTACAGGTCACTGTGCAAGTCCCCTCAGTTACGCCGAAAACGCTTCCATCTATACCAACGTCCGCAACATTTGTGTCGCTGCTTTCCCAAATGTAGCTGACTGGATGATCGTAGTCATGGTCTGCGTCCTTTCCCATTCTGATGCTGACAGCCTCTAGCTGCCCCGTAGCGCCACTTTTTATGATGGGGTTTCCCTTCACCCGAATTTCCCATGAAAACGTCTTTCCACCTGCCACATGGTTTTTCATGTCGTCAATTTCTTCATTCGGCGGTTCATATCTAGCCGTGAATTCAAGCAGCCGGACTGAATCATAATCTCCGGTAAATTCCTGCGCGTAATCACCGAAGCCGGTGATGTGGTATGCAGCTGACCCAAGAATGATTCTGCTGTTTGTGTTAAGCTTTTTTGTTTCTTCGTTTCGCTGGCATATGATATTAACATAGCCCTTTGTAATAAGGGCATATTCTTGCATATCGCTTTCGTTTGCTGTCAGGATTGCCTTTTCGACACATATCGGTTCTTTCAGGAGATTTCCGTACCAGTCCAGATGGTTCCACGTTGACCGACAGCGTTGTGCAACTCCGTTTCCAGTTGCGTTGGAAATGTTCTGCGGGTTTGTGACAAGCCAAATGCTTCCCATTGCATCGATTTTTGTCCCTTCCGGCACATACTCAATGCTTTCATCGGCAAACATAATGTCCTTGTAATCATCCTGCTTACGGAGTGTCGATGCCGTTTTCGGTGCTATGTCCGCCATACGAATGGATGTAGTTTCCCACTCATAAAACGCATCTGGGTTCAATCCCTGCACACGCGCCTCAATAAAGTCAGAAGCATACTTCGCATACTGATGCACAAACTCTGCGCTTGGGTCTCCGAAATACTGCTTCTGCCGGCCTCTATATTGCGATGGGGTGTTCCTGACTGCTGTTTTCAGGTGGCCGGAAGCAATCAATCCGTTCTTGATATTGTCCGAGAGCGGCATAATGTCCAGCCTCCCTTCTATTTTTTTCTAAAGTAACGTAAACACACGACGTATCGGGTTTACCTGACGCATATACGCGCATTCTTGCTCATACCCACGTAGTTCACCATAGAATAATTGTAAGTTTTCCTTGTACCGAGCCGTTGATTCCTTCATGGTGGTGTTTTCGTTCGGTGTATTAAAACTCTTATCCTTTATTTTCGGTTGGATGTTCAGCCATTCACGGTTAAATCGGTTATCCCATGTCACCGCGACGGCCAATCCCAATAGACGTTTCTGTTTGAGCGTAAGTTTGTGATAAAAATGGCCGTCTGTATAGAAGTCCAAACGATATTCGATACCTGCGTTGTCCTGCTGTGGAAATGTTACATTTCCCGTTTCGGAGTCGTAGGTAAAATCCGTGTATGGGACGAACGAAGCGTCTCCATTTCGTGCGTACTGCACACTTACGCAGCTGCAAAGTTCATATCCAACTTTTCCTGTCTGAATCGTTGTTTCCTGCGTTGTACTGGTCTGTTCGCTTGTCCAATCGAAATCGGAATATTGTGGTTCTTCAAGTCCTTCTGTCAGGAATACAAGCAGTTCAGGCGGGCTTTTCAGCATAGGGATTGCCATTTTCACCCATGCGCTCATGCGTCGGAAAAACAGTGCTGCGTCTGTTCTCAGGTCATCTGTCATTCGGTCATCGCCGATGATAACCATGGCGTGATTTGTAATGATATCGCTCCAAGAGGTTCCCATTAGTCCCATTCCTCCTTTTCGTAGGAAGAATCGTTCATGGTGTTTTGGTATTCCTCCCGGATACAATCGGCGGCAGTCTCATCCTCAATCAGAAGCAGAAGAGATTCGATGATGCCACATAGAGCTTCAATTCTTTCCTTGCTGTCCATGGTTCGACCGCCGCCTTTCCTATTTTAAGCATTGACAGTAACAGTGCATTGTGCCTGTCCTGCCAGATAGTTGTCGTTTTCTTCCTGCACGATAGACAGAACCGCATTTCCTGCATTCAGTCCCTCTATAGTGACGGTGGTGTTGTTCACAACTGGGCTGATTGCTACCGCAGAAGGGTTGCTGTTTTCGATGGTAAGCTGACTATTTGATGCAGTCGTAATCGTGAATGTTTCGGTTGCACCAGCGGACATTTCGATTGCATCCGGACTGACGCTCAATCCAGCACTGGCCTTTGCAATCGTCCACGGAACAATGATGGTTCCCTTATAGTTTCCGATTCCGTCAATTCGGAGGGAATATGCTCCGGCGTTCGTACCTTTGTTGTCTGATACAATGTAGTCCGTGTCAGCCGTAAGCTCTGTTCCGCCGAGCGTCACGCTTGTAACCGTTTTGGTTTGTTCGCTTCCCGTATAGGTAAGCGCCGCGCTCACCACAACAGTTGCGCTCTCAATGCTGGTCTTGACCGTAACTGCATTTTCGAGATTATAGAAGAATCCACTGTTTACTCCGTTTGCCGTAACGATATAGCCGCCGACTTGCAGCTCATACTTTCCAGCATCGACTTCTGGAACTGTATAGCCGCCACGGGATACTTTTGCGCCAGTGACAGCGGTAAGCGTAACAACTCCATGCACCCTGTTCTGCGACGCCCATCTGACGTGCATATAGGTAAGTGTTGTAGCTGCACTGAATACGATATATTCAATCGGACCATAATACCGGACGGTGAATACATCGCCTTCCGGCTTTGCCGTCAGCTGTGTCTCTCGATTCAGTTTGACCGTGAAAGATGCGGCAGCTGCCATCTCGACGCCGAGGATTTCCGCTTCCGAACCATTCCAAAGATGGTTGCTGAAGTTGGTTTCAACTGCCGTCCGAATCGTCGGCAGAACGTTCTTGCTTGCCGCGTATGCGGACGCAGGCGCAAAGGAAAACTCACTATAGACAGGACTACTCATGTTTCAATACCTCTTTCCTGCGCCCGCATGCGGCGCAATGTTTACTGCGCGTCCCGCGCGTTCATTTCTTCGATAATTGAGATGAAGTCACCCCTTTGGTTTTTCGGGGTTTTACTCATTTCGTTCAATTTTACGACGATTTCTCGCGTGATGTTTGGATTGCCAAGCGCATATTCTTCCGCGTAGGTCTGCGCGACCATTTTCTTGTGTCCTTCGCAAAGTTTCGGGTAAAGCGACAGCATTTCATCGCTGTATTCCGCCATTCTTGCGAACACTCTCTTGTCAAGGATTTCGCCATCCTTATAGTTGACGCCAAGTGCCTCGCGCTCATCGTCACTCAGTCCGGACACAACGATCAGCCATCTGCGCGCCATAAAGACACGGTTCACGTCCGTCAGAACGCGGGAGAGATCACGGTGCGGCACATAGAAACTCCCACTCTTGCCTACGATCTGACCGAATATGCCGCCTTCTCCGAAGAACACGACGTTATCGTCTGCAACAGGAGCTTCCCAGAGGAAATGCACCATTTCGGAGTCATTTGCTACCTGAATAATCTGCGGAGTCACAGGCGTCTGTGGCTGTACATTTGCAACCGCCTTGGCAACCGCATCGGCTACCATCTTCTGCACGTCTGCCATTGTAAACATCGGTTCTGCCTGATTGCTTGTTTCCGTGTGAACTTCAACGGTCTCACCCGCCAATTCAGGCGCAACTTCCGTCAGCGGAACTTCGCTTCCGTCGTATCGGATTCCGGTCACATCATCTGCATTGACAGACAGGATATTTTCTTTTCCCGTTTCTGCCTTTTCAGCAGTATTCGAGGTCTGATCTTCTTCCGGAACATCAAAGAAAACATCTTCTTCCTTGACTTCCTCCGCCACAGGCGTTTTCTTCGGTCTTCCTGGTTTCTTTCCAGTGTTCTTGTTTTCAGCCATGTCGCACACTCCTTCCAGATTTAATGGCTATTTTCCTCCACGAATGTTGGCTCCGTCCGGACTCGAACCGTATCTTGCAGCACCATGCAGAGCCATATGGTGCGGGACGGGCTGGAGGTAAAACCCGCCCCGCGAAGAAGAGATTAGACCGTTACATGGCCCACCTTGCTGGAGAACGTTGCAACCGAATCAAGAGCGGTCGTGAGGTTGATGCCCATTTCGAAGTCGGCCGTGCGAGTCGGGTCGATTTCGATGGTAATGGGCGTTTCGGCGTTGTAAGCAATGGTCAAAGGCTTACGGCCGGCAGCAGACAGCATCCAAATGTCGTTTGCAGACAGGATGGTAGTCGGCTCGGTGTTCAGCTTCAGCGGGCTCGCAGCGTCACGGAGCGGCATCAGGCGAACGCCAAGGAACTCACCCAGCATACCGGTGCTGTTGTACTGAGTGCCGAGGAGCATCGCAAGAGCGGCGTCCATATTGACGTTGGTGGAGCCGGTAGCCTGCGTCGGCAGAACCTTGCTCAGAGCAACCGGAGAACCAGTAGCGATGATGGTGCGAAGACCGACGTTGTTGATGGTAGACAGCTTGTTCGCCAGAGAAATCCAGTTCTGGTTGGTGAACGTCTGGTTCAGGTTCGTGGGGATAAGCGTAGTGTCGGCCGCAGCCAGAGTCATGGACTGATTCCACATGCCCATAACCTTCGCATACATACCAGCGACAAGGTTTGCAAAGAACGCGCCGAAGTCGGTGTTGTTACCGACAAGCTGATGCCACTTCGCAGTGATCTGAGCGGTCTTCGGCTGCGGATTCAGCGTGTAATCCTTGCTGTAGAAGCGGTTGCGAGGAACGCTTCTGGATGCACCCCAAGAAGAATCCTGGAAGATGGGAATGTCGTTAGATCCGATGGAGATTGTATGAGTCTCGCCAAAGCCGACCTGAATGGTTTCTGCAAAGAAATCGACGGCTTCGGAGAATACATTGGGAAGAATCGGATAAACAACTTCCTGCCAAATGCCCTGAAGGACACGGTAAAAAGCAGGGTTGCCGTAGAAACGCTGACCGTTTCTCTTGAAGGACTCAAAGTCTGCGGGAGCAGTTTCGCCGGTCTGTGCGCAGCAAATCTTTGCCGCATACAGAAGCTGCTCACGCTGGAACTTTTCGTTCAGTTCCTTGTAGCCGTTCGCGGACAGCATATGGGAAATGCCAGTGGACTGAAGGCCGTTGACGGCCAGCATCGCTTCCTTGCCCGTAAGGGCGTGCTCATAGAAGAGGACACGGCCCTTGGAGACGATATCCGCACGCTGGGCTTCTCCAGCGGAAGCATTCACGCGGAAAACATCAGCAGAAACGCTGTTAAGATTGATTCTCGGCATTGATATTCACTCCTTCCTTATGCGTAGACCGTGAAGGCCTGCACGTCAACGTACTCGAAGCTGGAAGTGGTTCCTTCGGTGAAGTTGCCAGTTCCAAGCAGTTTGAAGTACAGCGCACCATTGCCGGTCGGGGCGGAAGCTGCGGGCTTCAACTGGCCTGCATCAATGGTGAAGAATTGATTGGTGCTCAGTGCGGCATTGACGTTGCCAATGCCGAAGCGGTACGCATGGTCGCCGTCGAAGACGATCTTGGTAAACGTACCATCGCGGCCGGCGGGAATGCCAAGGCCGAGTGTTTCCGTGCCAACGGCATACATATTGCCATGCTTACCCTGAAGAAGCTGGATTTCGTAGGTATTCGCGGCATATACCACATCACCAGCTGTAGTGGTGGAAGTAGCGTCGTTCATGTACCACGCATTTTCATTCTTCACTCCGGTAAAACCGGCGCATGGAAGCTGGCCGTTTCTGATGACCAGACGGCCGGCATCACAGTCCGCGTCAGCACTGGACGCCTGATATCTGCCGGTAACATTGATGAGGTCATTGCGGGAGTTGTTCGTCACGCGGGCCTCAAATGCAGTTTTTGCATTAAACATTTCTGTTCACTCCTCTCTTACTTCGATGCAGCTTCGACGCCCCATTTGGCAAGCAGACCATTTACAGATCCATCGTCTTCGCCGCTGTTGTTCTTGAACTTGTCCCATGCGTAAACTGTTCTGTTTCTCTGAGCTGCTTCCGCATCCATCTTCTCGACAGCTGCACCGCAAACCGCGTAGACGGCCTTTGCAACCTCTGACTCACCAGTCCAGTTCTTGTCCTTGTCGCAGCTGTTCGTGTAGAGGCCAGCTTCGATATCGGTCAGAATGTTGTCGATGGAACTTTCAGCAACCTTCTGCTCACGGTTCGCATTGAACTTTGCGAGAGTTGCCTTTGCCTTGTCCTTGGCAGCATTCAGCCGACGCTTGTTTTCGAACTCACGCATGGCTTCGAGCTGCGCATTTGCAGTTTCAAGTTCCTTGTTCAGAGAATTAACCTTGCTTTCGGCTGCATTCAGACGGTCTGTGTTTTCCACGACGACCATATCCACGAAGTCCTGTGCCTCCATGGTGATGCAGTCTTCACCCACCTGCATGGACGCATTGACAGACATGCTCTGGAAACGTTCAGGTACAATGGTTTCTGCGGAGCTCTCAATGACGTAGTATTTGTACGCGCCATTCTTCGCCATCAGGCAAACATAGACTTTTCCGTCCTTCTCGCCCGCCGCCAGAACCTTATAATCCGTAAAACGCGCCGCCAGTTCAGCAAGCTGTCTTTTGTTATAAGTTTTCAAATCTTTCACTCCTTTGTGTGATAGACTCCCGTTATCCGGGGCATTGTTCTTATCCGGGGCCTTCTGCAAAGATGCCGCTTTGAGTTTCAATGTTTTAAATTCTTCATCCAATGCGGCAAGTCGAGCGATGTTGGCCCCCGGAATAGCCGGAGCAACGCCCGCTCCTAAGATTGTGACGCCAACCCCAGACCAGACATCCTCAACTTCGACATCTCCGTCCATGTGGTTTTCGTCTATCAAGGTTTCCACAGACACATCCATGCGCCCTGTTCGCACGATTTCATCTACGGTTTCCTTTGCATAGAAAGCGAAGAGTTTTCCACGCGCCACAATCCAAGTCTGACCATCCCTCTTTTGGAGGGAGAAATCACGTTCATCATCTGACAGCGTTCCAACAATGCGTTCCGCCGTCCCATCCGTATAGGAGTTATACTGTTCACCTGTTCTTGGGTCAGTTTTGCGCTGGCTGTTGTGACCGTCGCCGATTTTCCCCATGACGTAGGCAATCAGGATTGGCCGTCCCACGAACGTCTTGTAGTATTTCTCCAGGTTCTGATAATTCCACCGGTTCTGGTTGACCCCTTCACGCATCAACCACAGTTCAACGCCAAACTCATACGGGTTCAGCTTTTGAAGCACCTTGAGTTGACCGGTTGCAACTGGTCTTTTGATTTTCGTCAGCGGCATTGTCAGTCACCCTCTCCCTCGAAGAGTTCTTCAATCCAGCCGTCAAAACTGGTCGCGCTCATCTCGTGTTCGGAGTACATCTGCCACGCATACATGAACTTCTCGTAGCTTGCGCTGTTTTCCATTTGAAGGTTTTCAAATCCGCGTCCAAGCGGATAAAGACCGTTTTTATCGCAGATCTCGACACATTTGCGAAGCGCATCTTCGACTTTCTGGAGCATGTCAATGATGGACTCAAACACACCATCCAGATTGTCAGGCCGTCCTTCGTACTCCGCAGTTGCCGGGTAGATTTGCAGGATATGCCGCTGATGCAGCAGATCTCCGACTACATCGAATCGTTGAGGCTGAAGATGAGCCAATTTGTGGATGGCATTGGCCGTATTCGGCATTCCAAATTCAATCAGAACCCATTCTTTCAGCGTATCCAGTCCACGCGCAGCATCTTGATACGCGCCGGTTACTTCCTTCGCAGCATCTCGCACAGCGGCAAGCGCACCGTTCTCGAAGTCAAACCGTTCTTTCAGTCGAGCCATTTCGTTTTCTCCTTCCTTGCAAAATAAAAGAGGGCTACCGGCACATTTCACTGTGTCGGTAGCCCTCTTCGGCTCTTCTACACCGCTCTTTCGGCGCAGGTACAATTTTTTATTTTTCCATTTTTTCCTGACTAATTGCCACTCGTTTCAGGACTTTCATGGTATCTTCCGTGATACGGTATCCGTCTTTTGTGAGCTGAATCTTCACATCACTGCCATTATTAAGCGCCCTGTTGATAATGTGGAGGTCTTCTTTCTTTACAAATTCAGTCATTTGTACCTCCATACTGGTCAATCATGGTTTCGCTTCCGTCTGTTGTGGCGTTTCCGTCACCTTTTGGACGACCGGGTGACTGTGGCGGCAGGTTGGATTTATCTTGAGCCATGTTATACGAAGTCACAAGTGGGATACGCTTGTCCAGAATTCCGCTGTTGTAAACAATATCAGACAGGCACATATCGTCCAGAACGGATCGGTCAAGCAGTGCATTATATACGATGGTATCCGGCAGAATGCCGTGCTCCATGCCATTCATGCACCGTTCGAGCATCTTTTCGTCTTCGGAGATATCCCCGAACATGACGAATTTCCAATCATACCGAGGGCCGAGTTTCTTGATGATAGCATTCATCATCCGCTCATAGTCGCGGTAGACTGTCTGCATAAATTTGCTTTCAATCTGAAGAGAGATCTGCGCGGTTCCAGCCTTTGGATCATCTCCAAGCGGGATGATCGCGCCCATGCCGGCCTGACTCATAGTGTCGCTGTATCCTTGCTTAACGATGTCCATGGCCGACGGAGCTTCCGACAGGCTTTCCAGTTTCATATTTTCAAACGGAGCCGCATACAGGCCGATTCCGCTTGTATTGTTCGTCTGCAGCATATCATACCAAATCGCTTCAAACAGAAGCCGACCGGCATTACTAAGTTTGTACTTGTCTTCTGCGGTCGCTTCTTTGTCATCTCTGTACGGGATTTCACCATGCAGAAGGCTGACCAACGGGTTCTGAATCAACTCCAACTGAATTTGCTCCATCTGAGCAAGTTGAATCATGTTGAGGAACAGTGCTGCAAACGGAGAAATTGCAGTCCGACTTACATCGTCAGCTTCAAACGTAAATACTGCATCTGCTGGTAGGTAAACCCAATAGTACCAGCGCCCATTCTGATAATAGACATCTGGGGTTCCGGCCATATCGCCGCGCGCTTGGATGCTCTGGAATTGCTGCATATCAACGCGCGTTTTTTGCGCGAAGATCAGCGAAGTGCCAGTTCCCTTGGGCTTTTGCACGACGCTACTGAAATCGTAAAGGTACGGCGTAAACAGATCACCGTATTGCTCCGGTACGCATCCCGGCTGGAGGAAGTACATCATGTTAAATGCCACGGTGTACTTGGAAATATTGTTGTATCCGGTGATTTTCGTCCAGTCACTGGGAAGCTGCTGCATGAATGCGTAGTTCACCTTGTTATGGCTCTTGTCTACGCTGTAGCGAGGATAATAGAAGACCTTCCCTTCTATGCCAACTTGGCCTACGATCTGATGCGCAGTTTCCTTCGGTTTGAATTCCTCGCGCAGCTTTTCGAGCAGCTTCCATTCGCGCATGAACTCGTCCTTTTTGGTGTCGGCCGAGTCCGTCAGCTTCGGCATCACATAGTTGTGATACGTCAGCATTTCTTGGTAGACTTTGCGAATGTGGAAAAGCGGATACGCCGTATACTCCAGAATATGCGCCACTTGCCGAAGTGGCTGTTCGCTGTCATACGGCTTTGTGAGCATTTCTGCGACCTGATCTTTTGTAAAATCAGCCGGCAGCGATGAAATCTGCTTTACACGCCGGTTCTGAATGTACGGGTTCGCAAGACCATAGCGGCCAGAATTGATTCCGGCAAACGCAGATGTGATACTGGACATTGGAACGCCCTGATTTTCAGCCGCCATCTTACGGAACCGTTCAAAAATCTTCGGAAAAGAAGAATACTGTAGCTTATTGAGTTCGCTCGTCTCTATCGCCATCTGTTATTTCCTCCCCGCCGGTCTTGATCTTCTCGCGCTCCGCCGCGAGGGCTGCCGAAAGTTGGTCAACCATTCGGCTCAGATTTTCCATTGATTGCGTCTGGTTTTGCTCCATACGCTCCCGAAGCAGCGTTGCAGCGCAGATCATAATCCAATCGCTGTCGGCTTTCGTCAGCCGCTTTACGTCCTCGCCGTTTATCTCAATGCTGCCTTTCGGCTGCTTGTCTGCCGTATAAATCAGGATATAGCCCGGTGCAATCCGGCTGAACCGTTCCATCATGGCGATTTCCACAGATTCCTGCGTTATGGTCAGCGCATAAAGCCGATATATTTTTTCCTGATTTTCCGCCATTAAAAAATCCTTCCTCCGCGTCTTTGCGTCACAAGCCTTGCGCCTGTGCTTCCTCCGGTAACGTTTTTTACGTTCCCCTTTGCCTTATACTTGGAAAGAAGCGCGTCCCAGTCGCTCTTTTTACGAACCTCGCTCAAGACGAGTTCTTTTTCCAGCTTTTGAGCAAGGCGCAAGCCGTACTTTATAGCAGACCAACTGTCTCTTTGTATTGCGCGGGAAATGCGCTTCTCGCTGAATCCAGCGCCCGACGGGACAGCCTTCAGGTTTTGAATCTGTCCAGACAGTTCTCTGGTCTTTTGGTATGGACGTGCAATCTGATAATCCAGATCATCGTCCTTGATCTTATGAAACCGCTTGTACGCCTCCACACCCTCACGAGTATTCATCGTAAGAAGCTGTACGTTGTGGTTATCGAACTGCGTCTGCGCGTACCGGATCATTTCAACATCTGGGTCCGTCACGCCACTTCCGCCCGCCTTGATGGGATAAATGACCGGCAGCGCTCCATCCTGTTCCAAAGCCACATATTCGGTATGGTCTAAGATACACAGCGGCGGCAACCCATCACCGAGGTCTTTCATAAGGTCTTCAATGACCGCCTTGCCGTACTGCCATCCGTCGATTGCGATATAGGTGGTGTTGCCGCCATCAAAGCAAAACCGATACCAGACGTCTTTCAGTTTTCGCGCCTGTTTCATAGCGTTATCCGGTGGGGGCCAATCGTCCAGCCACACCAGCTGCTTCAGGTATCTGTCCCGTTTCAGGAAATCATCTTGCTTCGTAAGCTTCCAAACGCCAACAGCGCATTTTGCGTTCTTTTTTGCGTCTTCATAGGAAACGTCGTAGCAGACAATGTATATCACGTTTTTCGGGTCTGTTTTGTTTCCGGGGTATTTGCAGCAATGCTGACGTTCCATGCTTTGCAAACAGCAGCTCTCAGAAAGGCTTTCATCCGAGATAATAGGATATTCATCCGCGCCGGTGTATCGACTTTCCATCTCACGCATCCAGCGTTCTGGGGTGAGCTTCGATTTCAGTTTCAGCGCCCATGAGTATGGGCGCATTTGTTGCAGAACGACGCATTCCCAACTCATATCGTAAGCGAATGCGCTTTCTCCGCGATACATTTCTTTGAGTGTGTCACATCGAACTTGGAACGACGGGTGTTGTTTCCGTCCAGCACTTGTGATAGAGTGGTTTTTATATGAAACGAAGTTCTGATCTGGTTTTCCATCTACATTGTGCCGCAAACGGACTGCCGGCAGAACAATCGTCGAATACTCTGTAAAATCAAATGGTGGATTTTCTTCCTGCGCAAATTCTTCTGCTGTCACGTCGTGGATGTTGTCACCGCGAAATGCAGAGATGTAAAACGCACTTCCTAGATCTGTTTCAATTTTAAAATCGTCTTTACTCTCTGCCGTAACGCGCCATCCTTTTGCCAAGGCGGGATAATCGTGTGCAATCTGTTTGAATTGCTTGCTTCCAATAAGCGCCATCTGTTTGTAGCTCGGACCGTAATACGCGCTTTGCGTTCCCGGCCAAACCAAGCCATTCAACATGGCATACTTGAATTTTGTGCTTGTCTTTGTAATGCCGCGCGTTCCTGTAAATGCAACATCCGCGTTTCTCGCGTATGCACGCATCATCAGACGCTGCATGATTTCTTCGTTCGCGTAATCCGCATATTCATCGCGGAACAGGTCGCATCCCTTGTCTGGATACCAGCGGATTACCCAGATTAGGAATGCCCACCATTCGGACTCAAACGATGTATAATCGCGTTGTTCAACCTCTCGTTTTTGAATCCATCCGACGCCTAACCGGGTGACCAAATCTTGCCATATCTTCTAGCCACCCAACATCACCGTCCTATTTCTTGTCACCTTTCACTGGGGGGCATCCTTATAAGTCCCAGTTTGTCATATGCTTCTTTTTCCTGCTCATTTGGTTCTACCGCGAACTCTCCAAGTTCGTCGTGGATTCTCATTTCAGCAGGAAGCATAGACAGTTCCGGCATTCCGTCGTTTTGCCGCATTCTGTTTTCGTTAATGAGAATCATTTGGTCTACTGCGTCTGCCGTGTATGGGTATCGCGGTTTCCTGCCAAAGAAATACTCAAACATTTCGTCGGGGCTGCACTGCTTTCCGTTTTTCATCAGGCCAGCTTTTTCAAGCCTGTCTGTAATTTCATCCAGACGAACAATGTCGGCAGGCCGAACATCCTTCTTTCGAAGGTTTTCACTTGCGAGGTTTTCCTGAATCATGCCTGACAGTTTCTTAGCAGCGTCAAACTTTCCAGCGGCTGTCATGTCGTTCATCTGCTTCATCCAACGTGCAACGTTCCGAAGAATAAGCTGCTGTTTTGCGCTGACGGCATCTTCCCCACCGAAGTCTGATACGAGGACTTCATAAATGCGATCAAATTCCGCATAGTCTTCATTGGTATAGTCGGTTCCCCAGTCCTTCCGCTGCCTCACCGTGCCAGCTTTGGCCGACTGCGCATTCTTTTCTGCATAGACGGCTTTTGTGAACTCGCCGTCTTTCAGTCCCTCACCGAAGATTTTCGTAATGTCGATCAGGCCATCTAGGAAACCATATCTTTCTCCACTTTTGCTGACGTCCAGTTTTTTGATATGGAGGTTGTCGAGGTACGAGAGCCACTTATCGCGGCCGTTGTCGCGCGGTACGCAGTCGCGCGCAAAAGGAACATCATACTTGATGCAGCAGTAGAAATATGCAAGACTTTCCGAGGTCTTTTTTGCAAGCTGCGCATAATATTCTTGCTGTTCCAGTTCGCTGACGTTTTCGCTCATTTTACCTCCAAAAAACGCAAAAAGCGTTGTTCCGGCACCTCTCCAGTAGGAGAAAGCACCGAAACAGCGCGTAAACGTCTCTATCTATTTTGCTTGATTATATCATATAATCAGCAAAAATGCAAGAGAAGTTGCATATTTTTGTTTTAGTACCGGCTAAAACGGTCAGATTCTTTCATTGAAGCGTTCAGAAAATCCGTGTCAATCTTCACACGCGCAGTTAATTTTCCTAACTGATTTAGGATGTAGTCCAGTGCCTTTTTCTTGGCATTTTCAAAGTCTTCCGTGTCAAGTGCATGACGCGATATACCGAGCGGTTTGTATTCAAGAAACCACAATCCCCCACATCCTGCATAATGGTGGATTGTGACTCCTGTACCTTCGAGTTTAAATATAGTCCCGTTCTTTGCATCTCCACCGATGCTCGCGTTACTTATCCACTTCATTGTCAGTCTCCACTTCTTGCTCTTTGAGCCATTGCATAGTTCCCTGTTTGATTTCTCTAATAGCGGGTTTTGTTCCCTCTCCGCCGCCTTTACCCGGCATGAGTTCAACGCTGCATTTAATTGTTCCAGACTTATAACGCTGACCGCATACTGACATCGTGTTTTTCATTGTTCGTTCACCTTTCTATCCGGTAATATTTTTGGTTGGCAGTTTTTTCGTTTGAACCATTTTCATTGGGTTCACAACTTTATTGACCCATTTTTCACCATCCCATTGCTTGACAGCGTAAGGTTCAACTTTTAGTTGAGTCTCCGACATGGGAGCTTCCAGAACAAAGTACCCACCACAGTATTCGCATTTAGATTCCCATGGTGAATGTGGTGCGCCGCAGTTTGGGCAAACCGTTCTGTGAAGAAGCTGCGCGGTTTTATCCGATAGTCCCTTCACCGGATACTCTTCGCCATATAAAGTGAGTGTCCCAATCAGTTCGCCGATTTTCGCGTAAATATCCTGCGGCTCTTGTTCTGCGTTTGAGTAGAAGTCTTCAAATTTCTCATCATCGTACATGAACTTCCAACCTCCCCGCGATATACGACACGCCGTGCGCAGTTGCCGTCAGCACGCCGATATTTTCGTGTTTACTGTCATTTCTCAGTACGTCTACCTCGAACGTGACATCATATGTCCCATCGCCGTTGTACTTCTGCGAAACGAATCTGCACGGTGTTCCTTCCAGACTCTTAGAGAAATCTACTCCGGGGCCGATTTCTTTGAGGAAACTGAAATCTCCGTTCAAACTCTCCAACCAGTCCGTGAACTTCTTCAGATCGGCAAGCGATTCTTCCCAACATCGTTCCCGTTCTTTTTCCTCCCAACCGCGACGTTTCCTTTCAGCAACTTTCTGCCGTTCTTTCTGCTTCCATCTGGCATCGAGCCATTGTTGGTTATGCTTCGCCATACGTTTTCTCCATCCCGTCCGTCAGGATTTCAATCGCTTTTTGCGTTCTATACACAATTTCTTGGATTCTCGGATCTTGAAGTCGTCTCAAATCTGCAACAGCATTGGCATATCTCACAATGTCACCATGTTTTACAACGCCCGGAAGCATAAACACAGCATATTCCTCTCCACGCGCTTTAACGCGTTCCAAAATATTTTTGATGCACTTCTCGTCGATGTCAAAGCCCTTTTTCACCTCATAAACACCGCCGGTGATTGTGTTGCATACAAAAATGGTCTTAGCTTCATCTTCTCTCATTTGTTATACGTCCCCAGCACGCCGCGCTCTGCCCGGTCATCGGCGCGTTTCGCCATCCACATGAGGGCTTCTTCAATATGCGTGATTGCGCAGGCGTTCTCCCTCGTGGCAAATTCGCCCTTGTTGAAGGCAGTCAGCCTATCACGCACGATTTCCAAAAGGTCAGCATCCAAAACGCCATGACGCGCATTCGGGTCATTTCGTGCGCCTTTCTGAAATTTTATCTGTGCAATCACACTTTTTCTGTCCACATCCATCACAGTGTAATCGTGATAGCCACCTCCGGGTCCTTCGTTATCACTCCGAAGGATGGCGTGCGGGTTATTGTGCTTTTGAATCGTCGATAGCTTTACCATATCGTTCCTCCCATTTATCCAAAGGTTCTTTCAGAATTTCTACCGATGCAAGTTCACCGTTTACAAACTCGCATCCGCAGTAGCTGGTCGAAATTACAATTTCAGTAATATCGGGCCGTATGCTTTTCAGAAGTCCAACGGGATTGCCGTTGAACGTCACAAATGGCGCATTCTCTGGCCGATATTCCTTAATTGGGACTTCCGGTGCGAGTTTCAGCATTCTCTTGAAACGGAGCAATTCATCGACATCCTCCGTGTCCGGCAGGCTTCCATCTTCTCGCCGTAGGGAGTCAAGTGCTTTGTTGATTCCCTCAATGATGTGCGTTGCATTAACGTATTTATCCACGTTCACCCTCCGTTTTGGACGCTTCTTCGAGCAGCCGTTTCGCATATTTCATCGACATTACAGCCAAAAGCTTCTCGATTCCTGCTGGTTCTTCGCGTTCCGCCCTCTCGATTGCACCTTCTAGTGTTACAATCAGTTTGGTCGCGTTTATGTACCTATCCATGTGGTGTCAATCTCCTTCCCGTCGAATACCGCAACAAGTGAAATGGGGCCGACTTCAATTTTCTCAATTTGTAGCTTGTCAGTAACATTATCGGTTACAATAAACCTGCCGTCTTTATTTGGATCAATCGCGTTGTCATCATCCAGCATCGCAGTTACGTCAATTTTTGCTTTGTACAATCGCCCTGGTAGCCCCTGTTTGAAGCAGACACGTCCGAGTGTGTCGCTGAATGTATTGACACCGTATCGGCATTTCACTGTGAATGTCTGCCTATTTTCCGTCCGCTTGTAGTTTGACGCAATGCCCATGATGTATGGTCCAATGCTTTCCACTGTAAAGCTGAAGTTTTCTTCTGGGGGAAATCCAGAATATAATAGGATTGCTTCGTGCAATGTCATTCAAATACAAACCTTTCTTCCACACCGATGATCTTCGCCCCGCACTCGCAGAGCGGATACCTTTGTTTCAAATTCCGTGCGTCGATATAATTGAAGAACCATTTTTTCTGTCCACATTTCGAGCACGTCTTCCAATACCGCTGCACACCCGGCTTACACTCGTCCGTGACAATCCAGTTGGCTGTGCCCATCGGGTATTCGATGTACCCCATCGCCCATCCACCTTCTCCGAAAACGACAATGCTACCGTCTTCGTCATCCATGACAGCAGAAAAATGGACGCCGTTTGCGCATGGGTTTACTTTCAGCTCCCTGTACCGGCTATGCTCGCTGATATCAGCCTGATTCATCGGCGCAACTACAGGTTCTTCATTGACAGTCTCATCATATGGTGGTTCTGACATTGCACGCACTTTGTCCATGAGATTGTCGAATTGTTCCTGCGACATTGCCTTTATTTCATTGAAAACTGATTCCAGGTCCATCATTGCGTCCTCCCTGACAATTTTAGTGGCATCGTTCATGTTCACATTCTCTGTCCGCCACATCACTGACAGCGTCAATGCTTTTGAACTCGCCGCATTTATACAGGCTGTACACGATACGATTCCATTCAACATCCGAGAACCGTTCGCCTTTGTGCTTTTTACACCGATGCGGATAGAGATACCCCTTCTGGCATTCGTGGAATGCGCAGGTCGCACAGCAATCAACCATCTTCGTCATCTCCAAATTGCTCGTCATATTCTTCCGGCGTGATGAACTGAATATCTTTGCCGGTATAGCCGGCTACGTCAAGGCACATCATCTCTATCAGCGTGTCTTTATTGACACACTTGCACAGAGCTTCATACGGGATTGTGTTTTTTGACTCGAAGCTCATCTGCGCTCCAAACTCTCCTCGGACGGTAAAACACACTCGATTTTCAACCATTTTCGTTCCTCCTATTCCAAGCTTTGATAGCTGCCCGCTTTGTACCCTTTATCGGTCCGTTCGCCCCGCAGTATGTACAGCGGCATTGATACATCACTTCCGGGTATATGTCTGCATTAAACTGGTGTATCTCATCAAGATACACTGGCCACTTCACAGAGCAACTGTGGCAAAAGGGGCAGTTACGCGGTTGCTCCATCATCGAACCTCCTGTTCCATACTTCCGCAGCTTCTTCTGGTGTGTCAAACCAGTTTGTACATGGTTCGCATTTGCACACGTCCCCGCGATTTTTACAGGCCACAAGGAAGCGATTGTGCGTGTATGGTTCACTTATCATCACAGCTTTCCCTCCGCAGAATGGGCAGCACTTGAGATCAGTCATGTTCTTCCCTCGCTTTGCACGGAAGGAAGCACGTTTCGCAGGGCGGTACGTCGCACTCACCGCTCCGAACAAAAGGACATTCCTTTACTCCACAGTTCATTTTTCCTCCTGGCCTTTTCGGCGTCTTCCTGATTTAAGAACACTTTTGTTCCGAAATCTTCCTCTGTGAACTCCCAATGTGCGCCACCCCAATCATCATAGACGCACGGCGCAACGACCTTCGCATACAACCCATCGGCAGCGCGGCAGATTATGATGCGTTTGCATTTTGTTTCCTCGATTCCACTCAAACTGTCTGTTGTCAGGGCAAACAGTTTGTCGCCCGGTTTGCATGGCAGAATAACGCTCATGCCTGCTTTATCGGCCTTTATCAGATTGATGATGTGATCCAGTGATAATCCGCAGGTCTCCAAGATGGTATTGGCTTCTGCCGCCGCTTTGCAGCCTTCTGGAGGCAGCATGGAATCTTCATAGCTTGCAAGTTTCTCCCATGCAGCCTCTTCCCACTTGCAGCCATACGCGCAGTTCCCTCCGACTTCGAGACATTCCTGGCTTTTGAAATGTGTGCAGCATACGCCGTTTTCGTGGCTTGTTTCACTGCTCCGTAATGTTAATCTCTCCAAAGTTCCCTCCCAGCACCTCATGCCGTTCGATTTCCGCGTTGATGCAAAAGACATCGCTGTACGGATCTGCGTCTTCTTCCTCGCAGACCAAAAGTGTCTGCTCTGCCGTTCCGACGTGTTCTCTAACGATGTACCAAACGCCGAGGTTTTGCTTGCAGTAACCGATGCGGATGATTGTTCCGTCGTTAAACCACAACCGTACATCCTTGTCGAAGCAGTCAATACTACCATCATTGTAGTTGCTGTTTTCGATTTCGACCGTATCGTCGCTATAGCCATAGATTGTTACCACTGGTTTGTTTCCCTCCCTTGTCCAGTTCGAATTGCTGGATTCCACCTCATATGGGCCGACATTTCGGGATCTGTTCTGCAAGTCATGGTTAATCATGTCTGCCGGTGTTACCTCCAGGACTTCGCTATCGCAGACCGTTTTCGCGTGTTTCTTATCCTTGTCATGAAATTTAATGATAAAAGCACCGGTGTCAGGCACAATGCCCATTATTTCCACAGAGAAGTTACCCAATACTCGGTAGAACTCGTCCTGATCGATTATCGACCGCAGCACGTCCTTATGAAGTTCAAGTTGCAGATTATCGCAGATACGCGCACACATGAAATCCTCCATTTTTCCCCCCTCCGATGCTGATATTCTCCGCTCCTCTTGAATCAGCCATGCCAATTTCTTTTCCATTTGCTCATTACGGAGCAACCACCTTTTTTCCTCTCCCCAAGGAAATCTTCTGAATCCCGGTACATCAATCGGTTCATCCGATTCGAGTTCAAGGATTCCGACCAGTGGGAAAATTCTAATCCACTTTCCGGGGTAAAACCTGTTGCGCCATTCGTTTTCCTTTTCAAGATATATCACGGAATTTGATTCATCGGTAATGATGAATTTCATTTCATCGATATCAATAAGATCGCCCGAAACATGGTATTCATCAAGGATATACGTCACGGGATAGAAGATCTTGCTGTCGATTCTCCTGAGTATGACACTCATTCCGCCGCCTTTGCGATGATAGCCTCGCGGACTTTCACGCTCCGCCCCATCTTGTCTGCGAGAATTGCTGCCGCTTGGCTTATAATCGCGTCTCGGTTTTCTGCGAGCGTGTCCGCTACGAGATTCTGCGCCCATGTAGATATCGGATCGCTGGCAGGATTCGCATTTCCGTATCGGTATGCGGTGAAAACTTTATTGATAATTGCCTGTTTGATCTGCGCTTCGATAGTCTTAACGCCGCTTTCCATTATGGTACGCTTGATTGCCTCGTCATCGATGTTGATGCCAAACTGTACAATATGCTCCATTAACATTCCTCCGCATTCAGATAGTTGATGATTTCGTTGATTTTGACTGCAAGATCTGTGACCGTTAATTTTGTGCGTTTCAGTATATCAAATTCACCGCGTTCAGTTTTTACATCCCCCTCTGTCGAAATCGTCACCTTCGTTGCTCTTGCTTTTTCAATCTTTCCGAATTCAATCGGTTCGATTCTCTGCTTTGTAATTCTCTGCTTTGTCATTCTCTCTTTCTGGAACGGGTTGTGATACATGCCAATTTGACGGTAGTGCCGCCACAAATCGGATTCGCTTCCAGCAAAGAAGCCACGGTCTCCGCTTCTGATGGACGGGCGCGTGATTTCCCAATCGAAGGAGAATTGCTCCTTGCCGTCAACAGGCACTGTTTTCCCAACTGTTTTTACTACACCGACATTCCCATGCAGACTTTCTACATAATCTCCGGATTTAATTATCATATACACTCCTCCACATCAGTTTTTCCGCAGTCCAGATAGACTGTGACCATCTTTCCGCATTGTTCGCAGGTTATTTGCACGTTTGCATTCGGAGAATTTATTACGGCGGTTCTTCCCTTATGCCTGATTTCAACAGTTCCATTTTCCCAGCATACACCTAGAATATGTCCGTGAGGGCAACGTATGAGCTGACTATTGCATAATTCGTTTTTTGGTTCATGGCGCTTGCAGCACGCCGTGATTTGGCAGTCTCCATAGTTCGTCGCATGCGCGCATGCAACGTTTTTTCCATTGCAAAATCCGCTCATTGCAGCTCCTCCACAAAGAACCACGACTGCGGCGGCTTCTGTACATAGCAGCCGCAGTCAGTACATTTCTCGCAGTCTGGGATGGCAAGCCCTAGATCTGAATACGCGCACTCCCGGAACCACTTTTTGAAGGTATTGAGTGGCAGCGGCTTATCGTAGAGTTTGAAGTCTGAAATATGCCATCCGTAGCCGGTTCCCTTTAGGTAGTTCACAATTTCTTCCCGTGTCAGGCAGGCTTGCTTTTCTACGTCATCCGGCGCATGGTTGAGGGGCGCAAGTTCATAAATCCGGTCGCAGGTGAACTCCCCAATGACCTTGCCATTTCCCGGATATAGGCCGCCCGCATCCTTCGCGGTAAAAACATCTGTTGGTTTTTCAGGAAACAGTTTTCTGTCTTCTGGATTCAATATCCAAAGCATGTCAGGTCCATGTGTGCAGTAGATGTACCCCTTAAATGGCACGTCCAACTGGGGCTGTCTCTTACGCACCTCGATAGTCTTTTCACCATTGGCAATTTTCGAGCACCACTTCGGTCTGATGCTGATGAGCACTGCTTGGCTCATTTATTCACCTCCACGCATTCGTTCCACCGAATGTTTACCCTGTACCCGTTGACGTTGATAACGTATCCATGGTACTTTCCGTCGTATTTTTCCGCTGCATACAGCGCACCGATTTTCGGCCGCATCTGCTGAAAAATCGGGATATCCTGCGTAATTTTTATCGTGACCTTCTCATGTGCCAAGTCGCCCGGCAAGCTGGTTTCTTTCCGCTGGCCCCACATTCCGTTGCGCCGCGCGAAATTGAAGCAAGTCTGACTGCAGAAATAACTTTTTTGTCCGGGTTCCCTGATTCGCGTCACACGCTTCCCGCACACCGGGCAGACAAACTGCACATTTACCGACATTAATCTTTCTCTTCAGCGGCTTCCTCGAACTGCCTGTACTCGACCTTCTCAGGCTTCCCTTCCCAGCTCCATCCGCAGTTGAAACACTTCTTCTGCGGGATAGGCGGGAACGTAGCGATCACGATATTTTGCAGTTCTGCGCCGCATTTCGGGCACGTTTCAACGAAAATGCTCATTCTGCCTTCCTCCGTTCATAGAAGAATTTGTTGTAGGCATCGTAGCGGTCTTGGATGTGTGTCGTCGCAACCGCACCGGCTGTTTGGTCAATCAGGACATCAAAAAAGCATTTTCCGTCTCCACACGGTGTCATTTCTGGGCAGCCCGCTCGGTAGACACAATCAGGGCACAGAACGTCCGAGATTTCAGGTTCGATCTCGTGGAGTGCTGCCTTGAAGTCCTCGGCGTACTGTCGCGTCTCCGGAGCGGCTTTACGACACAAACGTTTCCGCATGGTGTCAATTTGCGCCTGTACATTTGCTTCTCCTACGAAGTCAACCGGCGCGTCCTGCGGCAGTTTGTCGCGGTCAATGCCCGTCCGGTCTGAGCGCTGTGTTCTGATGAAACACTCCCATTTGTGGCGGCTCCAATGCGTAGCAATCCAACTTTTGATCCCCTTCCATATCCATTTGACGGAAATGTCTCTGATTGTAGAATGCTCCGCAATCAGAATCTTCCGCTTGAACTCCGTGCTCGGCTCATGCCCGAGCGGTGGCTTTCCGACCGTTGCGCGGCAGTCCGAAACGACTTCTTCCCAGTCACCCTTGATTTTTGTGATTTCAGTTTTCATCTGTACTCTAACTGCCTCCTCATTCTTACGGCTTCTGTACTCTGCATGATATCGTCTTCAGCTGCAACATAGCCGACGATTGAGTGATGAAGCGCGACCGGTTTGATGTCGCCGAGGTCAATGCGCAGCCCATCAGGATAGCCAAAGTAGAAGCCCCTGACTCTCATTTTTTTGATACACAGTCCTGTGTCGAATAGACAGTAGTCACCGATTTTGCATGGAATTGTGAGCGTTTGTCCGCCGTTCAGTGTTTTCATTTGGCCTCCTTGTCACATGGTCTTCGCAGCCACTCAACGTATTCATCTCGGATGTCTGGACATTCCCAATCGGTTATTCCGAAACGGCAAAGCATCTCTTTTACTATCCCAGAAATAGCTCCGTACAGAATGTCCGCAAGCTGATTGTCGTCTGCCTGCCTGATGTATTCTCCATTAGTTAGCGGGTCGGTATCGATTCCTAACTTTGCACGGTTCGCGGCGCATTCGCTGCCACGATATGCCGCAGTGCAGTTTTTTACCGGGCAGTTATAGCACCCTGCTTCCATCATGGGCAGCATTGCTGTCCCTCCTTCTGTTTCTCCAGATACTCTTTCAGCAGCTGGCATTCTTCCATACAGCTCTTTGACTCCACTTTCCCGTTTTTTTGTCCTACCACTGACCCCCATCCATGGTCACATCCATCGCACGGGTTTTTGCCTATTGGCTGTACAAGAGATTCCAATCGATTTACTTTTGATGCAAGTAACTCAAGTTGTTCTGCGGCAGCTTCATGCAGTTTGATTCTGCACCCTTCCGCATTCACGAACGGACACATAGATTCGCAATCAAGCTCCCCTGTCGTGTCATAGCAGCAACGTAGTCCACAAATAATATCGTCCGTTCTCATTCTTTCACCTCATAGCAATCTTTTAAGCCTGGATTCCGTCGGCAGCACGAACATTTCTGGTGACAGCCATTCCACCGGTAGCCGTCGCACTCCCCAATCGTAATGCAGCCGAAATAGTCAGGATGTTCATTGATGATTTGGTGCAGTTTCAGCAGTGCATATCCGGCCGTCGGCGAAGATTTGTTTTCAATCAACGCCATGTCCAAATATGCAGTTAAGTTCCCAGCATGAATGTACTTAGCCATCTTTCTGCGCTCCAATCAAATACTTCCAGGCATCACCGGGATTTTTTTCATCCCCGAAGTGCCGTTTCGTTACCGCGATGCAGAACGGTTCAATTTCACTTGCCCACTTCACACTGTTCCAGCCGTTGAACTGCATCCAGATCAAAGGGAATCCGCCGATCCCGTCAAAAAGACTCCCCATCGTCGCGTCGCGCTCGTATTGCGTGCAAAGCCGCTTTAGAACCCACTTCCACGGCGGCAGGGCGATGGAGTTTCCCAGCGCCTTATACCGAGGGCTGTCCGCACTTCCTTTCACTTTTATTTTGCGCCCGCGTTTATCTGTTTTAACCCAATCTCCAATATCTGTCCATCCGTCTGGGAATCCCTGTAAGCGTTCGCATTCCAATGGTGTGAGGCGGCGCACAATTCCGTGCTGTATGCTTAAATCCGTTGCAGATTTACCTTGCCGTGCGCTCTGCGTACACGCAACATTCGATTCCGAAAGGCTGTCGGAGCGTTCCCAAGCATACGTCAGCGGCACTTGATTGCCGCCGGTTCCCATCCTGCTTTGCAGCGTCGGAACGACATCCCCACATTCACGAATCACGTCGTTTGCGTGGCTCATATCCAGAATCGCAATTCCACCTTGATTCTTCGACGGGTCAGGTGAAGTGGTATCAAGCGTCTTCGCTATTTCGACTTCTCTGCATCCGCTCTTTGGGTTTGGAGATTTCATGCTGTTGGATGCAAAAGAATCGAGACTATACACAACTGCTGGCTTATTTCCACCGCACTCTGCGTTGAGCGTCGGTGACTGTTCTTCTTGATATCCGATGCTCCGCGCATTTTCGCTATTGCCAAGCTTGAATCCCGCGCAATACACGCCATGCCTGTCGGCAGCCGTGAGCGTCGGGGAGGGTTCTCCGTCGTGTCCCACTCCGAGTCCGTTTCCCGCACCATCGTCTTTTCTGGTGTCGCCACCGCCAGAGAATCGAGTTGCCTTGTCGTTGATAGGTACACAGAAAACGCTTTGTCTGTCCATCCCAGCCGTCTCTCTTGCAGAAATCGATGGGAAAACTCCATCCTGCCCATATACGCGGTTCGTCTGTGTATCCCATGGTGTTATTACTCCTTGGAAAAGCGTCTGGTCATTTCCAGTTCCAAGCGTGCCACTCTTTTCCGTCTGGACTAAAGCACCTTTTCCGCCTCCGTCACATCCCCCCCTGATGCGGACTGTGCAAGAAGTGCCGCTTTCAGCGCCTGCGGAAGATCCTTCCCTCGTTTCTCGGCCCGTCTCAGAATGCCCATGCACGCCTTTGGTGTTAAAGAGTATTTTGTGTGCGGTCGTTCCTCCAAAATCTGCGACAAGCGCGATTCTACGGCGGCGTTGGGGCACTCCCCACCATTGCGCGTCGAGCACGCGCCAAGCCACGCTCCATCGTCCGTCCACGTCCCTGTACCCCCCCAAGTCGGCCATCCCTTGTCAGGCACTTGAATGTCGGGAGCTTCCGGCTCTGCGACGCGGATTGCTTCTTCGAGGACTGCCGCGAAGTCACGGCCTTTGTTTGAGCTGAATGTTCCTGCCACATTTTCCCATACCATGTATCTTGGTCGAACAAACTCACCTGTCCGTCCGGTCTTTCTGTCATGCTCTCGCATCTCCTTGATAATTCTGATTTGTTCCATGAAAAGGCCAGAACGTTCGCCTGCAAGTCCTTTGCGCTTTCCAGCTATTGATAAGTCCTGTCTAACAAGGTGAACCACCAATTATACAGTCAACCGGTTCGATTTCCGCGCCGTTGATTTTGCAAATATCGCCAAGATGAATCACCTAAATCACCCCCAGTTTTTTCTTGTAGTTGTATACGGTCTGCCGAGTTACGCCAAGTTCCCTACAGATCTTTGCCTGCGGTATTTTCAAGCGTAGCATTTCCTTCAGCCGTTCCAAATCAAACTGCCCGCCTACGTTCGGCCTTCCTTGCTTCTCTTTTGTGCCGCCGTCAATGCAGTTGCAGCACTCAGTGTCCGCATAAGGACAGTGATAAAGGCAGAAATCAATTTCGTTCTGCGTTTCTTTCGTTACCCTCTCCGGCGTGTCTGACCTGTAAATGCTTTTCCATGGTGCTACCGCCAATCTGAATACATCTTCACGCATAGATTCCATTGTTTCTGCCTCCGATTCAAACTTCCGTTATTCTGATTCCGTGTATCCAGAGCATTAGTTTCCGCTTCAGTACAAACTTCGCATAAGGTGCCGAAGACGGATTCCTGTAGCCCTTCGAGTCCTCCACGACTGTTTCTCCATCCTTCTCGTAAACGAAATCGGCAACATATGTCACCTGCCGTTCGAGAAGAATGCGCTTGTCTTTGATTCTCGTTCCGCGTTTCCCGTACTGCTCGACGGTTTTGTACTGTGCCGGAATCAGGAGGTATTCTTTCTGCCATTCAAGGTTCTGGATAACTCCCTGCTTTTCCAGAAGTGCAAGATCGTCATAACGGTCTGCTTCCCGCTTGCTGTCAAAGGTCTTGCCATCGCGAGTAACCTTCTTGTTTCGCAGTTTTGGTGGCTTATCGGTTTTGCCCTTTTTCACAGCTACTTTCCGATTTTCGGCCTTGTCCGAGGACTGTATTGACGCCCTCCGCTGCATTTCTTGTATGAGCTTTTGCTCCGCCTGCCGTCTGTATGGCTCCGGCAAGTCAGATAGGCTAATTCCCTTTCCCATTGAAAAGTCCTCAAATTGTCAGCTCGTAGTCATCGCCACCAGCTACTTCTCCGTCATCCGTTTCCTGTGGTTCTTCTCCCTGCATGGACTGACAAAGCTCCCAAAACGCATCTACGAAGCAGGTGTTGAATGCCCGCATGAATTCTGTCCTGTCGTGCATATAGCCTTTTGCCATCGCGTTTGCGAACGCAGTCCAGAGGCAGTCGATCATTTCTTCTCGATAGTCGTCGCTCTGAATGGCAATCTGCTCAATTCTCAGTTCTGCCCATGTTTTTTCCTCACCGGCGCTGTTTTTGTATTCTTTGCTTGACCATCTTCCAGCGATTAAAACCTGATCGCCCTTCCGAACGCGCTGCGCGATATTGGTTTGAGGAGATTCCCCTAATGCGAGGACGTTCATGAACTTTTTTTCCTCGTATGCTACGCCAAATGTGACTTTTGGCATCGGGGGTTTGTTGTTTGAACCCTTTGTGTATTCGAGCTTTGCGTCCCGCGTAACCTTTCCCCAAATAAGCATGGTTTCGCATGACTGCCGTTTTGGGTCTTTTGGGTCCTGTGTGACCCCGCCATTTATGATTGGCCTCATTACTCACCACCACCGAAAAAGCCATCGTCCGTGTAGGACGTTGCTACTGCTTCCGGCTTGCTTTCGGTTGCTGCCTTTTTCCGCTTGACGGGTGCAGGAGCCTGTACTTCTTCCTGCTTGGCATCATTTCTTCGTTCAAGTTCAGCGCTCACGGCAGTTTCATCGAAGAAGTCATCGTCCGATGCAGCAGTGATAGCAGGAGTTGTCGGAACCGCGCCAGTCACTTCTCCAGTTGACTTGTCAACGTTGATAATGGGTATTTCTGGAATTACACCATCTTCGGAGTCGATTTCCATTGCATAGCGGATTTCATTGGAAAGCGGCGCATAACCGGAGTTCAGGAGGCTGCGGAGAACGGTTTTACGGCACATCTTGTCTTGCCCATACCCAACGTCGTTCCAAGGTGAGGATTTCCGCATCTTTTCTTCCTCTTCTTTTGTCATTTCCCCAGAAGTGAACTTTTTGAACTTTTCAAGATCAAACGCTTGTGAATACCGATCTGCATGGAACAGAAGCTTGTTCATCGACCAAAATTCCGGTCGGAACATTCCATCTTTCAATTCGAAATAGGCATAGTACCCGATTACTTGTGCTGCTTCACGCTCTTCATCCGTAGAGTAAACGTTGAAGTCAAAATTTGGCTTTCCAGTGCGCGAATCGCGTCCCATGTACTCGCCTTCTCGGATGTCAAGGCAATCTATATCGTGGTACTGCTTAGTCGCAAGGGCCAGCGCAATATAGCCTTTATATGAAATGATAAAATTACACATCCGCCCGAAGGGAACCAAATGGTAGTGAATGTTGAGTATCAGGCCCATTCCTTCTCCGCGAAGTGCAGCTGCTACGACGCTTCCGGGATCACATTCCTTTAACTGGTCAGAAGAATTCACCGCTTGAATCAGCGTCGATGTAAATCTCGCTACAGCTTTTGGGTCTTTCAAAGATTTTCGGATAAGCTCCTGCATCGCATTGGACGTGATAGCGTTTGAAAACGTCTGCGTCTTTGCAGGCGGTGTAAGTCTAGTTGTTGCGTTCATATTTCACATTCCTTTCGTATATCAGTCTCCGAATTTTGGTACACGGCAGAATCGGATGCCGTTGGCGTTCAGCCAGTCCCGAAGTTTAATTTTCTGCTCATTGGTAACGTACACTCTGAAATCGAGCACAGAAACCGGTTCCGCTTGTGCGGTTTCCAGTCCTGCTTCCACACGGGATAGGTTTGACGCATTCAGCATTTCTTCCGCCCGGCGCGCAGTTTCTTCTTCGATTTTCCGTTGTGCGTCCCTTTCAGCCCTCTCGCGCTGTGCCTTTTCCGCAGCAGCTTCGTGCGCCGCAATCGCCTCACGTCTTGCGCGTTCGGCTGCTTCTTCGGCAGCTCTGCGTGCTTCCCGCTCCTTTTTCAGCCTATTCAGTTCTCCGCCGCGCCGCATGGCCGCTCCAAGGTCAAGCGTTTTCTGATATTCCAGGAAGATTTCACTCTCGAACTCTCCGCCAGCTTCTGTGATGGTTGCAACGTTCTCTGCAATGGTGCTCACAGCTTGCTGGATGTCCGATTTCGCCGTTTCCATGTCATAAGTGGCATTCATCCAGCGCGGGTTTTCAATCCGTTCAAATTGAAGCCACGCTTGCTGATTGAGCGATTCAAAGAATGCTTTGAGTTCTTCCCGCTTCTCTGTTTTCCGTTTTTCATCAAAAGCCTTGACCTGTACATCAATGTTCTTCGCAGCCTCGTCGCACATACCGGACAGTTCTTTCATTTTCGCCTCGAAGTCGTTGTACGGCTCCAGATAGCGTTTCTTGATTGCGATTCGCTGTTCTGATATGGTCTTTGACAGTTTTGAAATCTTGGCTTTATCAGCCTTTGCCGCTCCAATTTCGTCTTCGGTGACGACCATGCTCTTGTAAGATGCAAGATTCTCGGTCAGCCATGTTTTCACTTCCTCAAAGTTGAATGCGATACTCTGTGGAAGTGCTTTGTCGAGGTCGGTTATCATCCTGATTTCCGTTGTTTCCATCAAGCGTTCACCTCCGGCATGTCGTATTCCGTAATGCGCTTCAATGGGAAGTAATCAGGATTGACGGCAATTCGCGGCACATTCACCGCCACGACTATTGCTCTGTTCTTTCCCTTTCCAGCCGGCACAAGCACACGATCTCCAACGTTCAGCGCCATGTCCGTTTCATAGCTGTACCCGCGTCCGACGTATGCTTTCGCACTTTCTCTGTAAAATTTGACTTCAACGATCAATGTGTTCCTTCCTTTCATATTCTCAAAGTCATCGGCGGCATCTGCCGCTTTTGGATGTACCCCCAGAACGTATCTGCTTTGTCCAGCAGCCATGCGAGGTCTTCTTCGCACTCTGCCCGTTCGATTCGGCGTGTTCTCATTGACCAGTCACCACGGATGTCCTGAAGCGCGGCAAACAGATCAACAAAATCCCATCCAGTAGCCAATAGCTGCCATTGTGTTTGGGCGAGGTAGTAAATCGGCACATTTCCATCGGCCCACTTCTCATAGTCAGCTTTTTTCATGAGCTGTCCGGTTTTGATTTCCAAGATACCTCGGCGTCCGTTTTCGTCCGTCAGGTCTCCGTCAAGGGTCGCCGTAAGCCAGGGCCGCTCACTCTGAGCCAGAATGTCGTATGGAAAGTGCTCGACCTGCATTTGCGGATTCATGGCTGCATACAACTCTCGAAGCGCTGACTCCATCCGAACGCCGCGTTCAACCGCAGCATTCGTGGATATGTCCTTTTGCTTTTTTTGCCCCGTTTTTATTCTCCAGAGTTCCACTGGAGATGTCCACGGTGAGAGGCCGCAAACCGCTGCAGCGTCAGAACCACCGATTCCGAGTTCCTGCCGGCCTTCCAGCCAGCTTTCCCGGTTTTCAAAATGTTTCCTGATTAAACTCATGCCTGCGCCGCCTGCCTCATGTCCTCAATAGGAATGTGTGCCCTATGGCAAATCATATTGAGCTCGCCAAGCGTGAACAGTTCAGGCGTGTTCATCTTTTTTCGCGCTGTTGTGGCTGAACAGCCAATCATTTCTGCCACCTTGGGCGGTGTCGCATAGCCTCTTATGAGTCGCCCAACCTTGATGAAGTCGGGCTCTTTCTTTTTCAAGCGTGGCATATTTCCTCCTTGCGCTTCTTTTCTGTTAAAAGCTCCTTGATTTGTTGATAGTTCATGCCGACTTGGAGAAGGACTGATACGCGATTTTCCATTGCAGATATTGCTTGCAATTCATCCGACGTCATGTAGTCGCTTGCGTTCGCGTTTTTGTCTGCTCCGCGTTCTTCGCGGACTTGCCGTGCTGACTTTCCAATCGCCATTCGATATGCCAGATCTGTGTACTGACCATACTTCAGTTTCTTGTGTGGACTATCCGGAAGTGCCTTAATCACGTCGGTCATTTCAAGTCTGATTGATTTTCGCGCCGCACGGGTTGCCCGCACGTTCATCAGCTCTTCCCGCATGGCGTAGAACTGCCGAACCAATTCTTTCTTGAATTTGATAACGGCCGAAGTGTTGCGAAGAAACGTTAGCAGCAGCGTCGCTTGCTGCTCATTCAGCTTATATTTCTTTGCCGTTGTCGCACCGACTTCTCGTTTTCTCACTTCGATTTCAAATCGAAGTGAACCAAACTCTTTGAAATCAGCTTCATGTTGCTGAATCAGTCGCGTCACAGTATGGTGTTGAACCCCGGCGCATTCAGCGATGACTTCTGATGTTGTGAACGGTTCTTCCGTGTTTGGTGCTAAGAATACGAGGTCGTTCATGTTTGTGGCCTCCGATGCTTTGCCCGCTCATCATTGGCATCAAACGTTGATCTTCCAAAATAAGCGTAAACCTTATCCATCATGAAAGGATGCGGCGTTCGTCCTTCCAGCCAGTTCGTAACAGTTGACTGGCTGATTCCAAGATCTTTAGCCAATCTGTATCTGGTCACACCCTTCGTTTGCATCATTTTTTGTAATGTTTCAGAAAAGTTCACAATTTCACCTCCATTTGGGATTGACATTAGCAAGTTGGAGTAGTAAAATTCTGAACGTCCAATACAGAATCAAGCTACTCATCCATCTTGGGTATTTCTATACCCAACTGGGATATTGGCTTGCCTCATGCTCCATATTTTACACCATTATTGAATCATTTGCAACCCTATTGGAGCAAATTGTTTATCCAAAATTGGAGGTATATTTTTATGGATTTTTCACAAAAACTCAAAACACTCATGCGTGAGCGCAGTCTGTCCGCTTATAAACTGGCGAATGACTTGCATTGCTCACAAACCACAATCCGCAACTGGATTGATGGACGGACAACGCCGCAACCACGGACGCTTATTCAACTTTGTGAATATTTTGGTGTCTCCGAGCAGGAGTTGATTGGCGGTTTACCCGCGCAAAAAAATGACCCCGATGTCAGTAACGACACCGAGGCCATGGAGATGGTTCGTATTTTTAGCCAGTTGTCTGCAACCACTCGCTCCAAATTGCTTGAACTGGCTCGTCTTTATTCAGACGCAGAATGCAAAACTGAAGGAATCTAAGTAATCCATCTTTGTCGCTCACTTTCTCTAAGAGCTCCTTGAATTTCTCATCAAGATTGATTGTGTTCTGTACTTTTTTAATTCCATGGAGGTTATTCGTTTGGGAAACAATATCAATGAGCGCGATCAAGCAGTGCTGGACGCGCTTGATGAAAACATCAAGATCGCTCCAAGCATCGGAGTCTGTGCAGATACTTTTTATGCTTTGAAGCAGGAATTTCTTCGTGTCATGAAGGAACGTAATGATGCCTTGGAGAAATTGCAGGAGGCAGCCCATCATGAAGTGTAAATCCTGTGGTCGTGAAATTGAATCCAACTCTATGTTCTGTAACTGGTGTGGAGAAAAACAGATAAAGGAACGGAAGAAAAAAGACGAAATCAAAGTTCCTTCTCCACGAAAACTTGCAAGCGGGAACTACCGGATTTACCTTGACGCAGAGAAGCAAAGTATCACAGAAACGACAAAGGATAAGTGCATCGCAAAAGCGAAGGCCATACGTGCAGGCTTTATCGAGCAGAAAAAACTTGCTCCGAAACTAACTGTAAAAGAAGCAATACAGAAAATGATAGATGGAAAGTCTGAGATTATCTCGCCGGCCACATATCGAGGCTATGATATAGTTCTACGGCACGGATTTCAGCAATACATGGATATTGATATATCCGCTAACATTGATTGGCAAGCTGTTGTCAACGAGGAAGCAAAACACGTTTCCGCGAAGACTGTATTTAACCGCTGGAACGTCATTTCTGCTGCTATGCGGTACGCTGGAATAAACCCTCCAAAGGTTGAGCTTCCAAAGTTCAATAAGGGAGGTCTTCCATATTTGGACTATGAGCAAATCCAATCATTCATACCTCTGATTCGCGGAACAACCTGTGAGTTAGCCGCGCTGTTGGCTCTGCATTCACTTAGGCTTTCCGAACTAGTTGACTTGAAGCGTAAAGATATTATAATATCAAAAGACGGAAATGCTACGATTAACGTATCTGGAGCGCGGGTTTTGGACTTTAACAACAAATTGGTTGAGAAGGACACCAACAAAACATATGCTTCAAAGAGAGAAATCCCTGTTGTAATTCCGCGTCTTCTTGAAATTATTCCTGAAATTGGTTCTGACGAATATATTGTTCAGCTCTCTCCACAGGCCATTGGAAAGCAAATCAACAAAATCTGCAAGGCGAACAACCTTCCTCCTGTGTCTGTTCATGGATTGCGCAGATCATTTGCGTCACTCGGTTATCACCTTGGTTGGCCTGAATTGCGTACAATGAGTTTCGGAGGATGGACCAACATAGGTACAGTGCATGACCACTATTTGCGCGAATCCCAAAAGGACATCGATCAGCATTCCGAGAAAATGCGAGATTTTTACAAGAATATCCAATCATAAACGTTGCAAAATCGGCACGGATTTTTGCACGCTTCAAAAATCCTCATATATATTTACCGTTTTGCTTGTAGTGACAAGGGTTCGAATCCCTCATCCCCTGCCAGATGAAAAATCCGTAATCCAAAAGGATTGCGGATTTTCTCTTTGTGTATCATTATATCACGAAATATCAAACAAGATCCTTTCTGCAAAACGCCCGGCAGACAATCCGAATGTCTGCCGGGCGCTCTGTATTTGTGG